CGTCATCCTCGGTGATGGCCTTCACCTTGCGCAGCATCTTGAATTCCTCCGTGAAGTTCTTCAGCACATCAGGAATTTTCTTGGGCACTGCGCCTTTGCCGGTGGCAGGAGCGCGCACGTAGGCATCGGCCGTCTTGTGCACCTCGCGGCCGCGAGCCATGGCAGGGCCGGCAGGCTTCTCCTTCCGCTCAATGAACTGGAACTTGAATGCGCATGGGCACTCGCAGTAAATCTGGTACCGGCTCCAGGACCATGATGATACGAGCGGCTTTCCTTTTTCTACTGTTACCTTAGGCTTGGTCGGCACTTTCTTCTCCCTCTGGTTTGCGAAGAAGCACCTCCTCGCATTGGTAAATGGCGTTAGGCTTTATCTGCCTGTCGCCGACTTTGATTCCGTACTCGCGCATGCGGCGCTGTAGCTCCTCGAAGGTGATCCTGCCGGCAATAAAGGCCTGATGGTCAGCGCTGCCTGGAAGAGAGCGCGCAGCTTCATCCAGCGCCTTGCAGCGCCGCTCGGCAGCGTCCTTTGTATAGTGCGCTTCGACCGACCAGCATGGCGCGCCGCCTCCCCAGCTCTGCAGTTGCCCGGTAATCAACCACACGATGACCTCCCTTTGGTTTCTCATTTGACCCTGTCGTCCAGCTTGTTGATTTCGTCTATGATGCAATACTTGCACCAGTTGCCGGCATTGCTGACGCCATCCTTTCCCGTCATGACCTCGACGTACATGCCGGCTTTCTTTCCCACTTGATTGGTAAGGCGGCCTAGCGCACCGCCCGGGCGGTTCTTGTCAGTGAGTTCGTTGCCGCAGGCATCGCAGAAGCAGCGTATCATCTCAGTCCTCCGTATCGACAAGCTCACCGAGGGACTTGGATCCATGCTTGCCGTCGGTGAGCATCGGCACGGCAAACTCGATTTCCTCCATGACTTTCTTCAGCGCTGCATCCGCAAGCCTCCATTGCTTCTTTGGCGCGCTGTTGACGTTTGAGTCGTGCACCGTCATCAGGAACAGGCCGCCATAGCGCTTTGATTCCGGTAGCTCGTGGTAACGCGCAATTGATTCCTTTGTGCAGTCGGCCGCGCTGCCTTGCACCAGGCGATTGATAAGCTTGTACTCGAAGGTACGCAAGCGGCCTTTGATGATGCGTGGCTTCTCGCAGAAGTACTGGCGTCCGCCCCACGTGGTGATCGGCTTGCGCTCTGCGGCGCGCAGCTTCAGCGCTTTGAGCAAGTGGCCAAGACCAGGCATGGCAGCGAGGTAGGACTTCTTCAGAGCAGTGGCCACCTCGATCGATTGCTCGGTCTTGCGTGCCAACTCTGCCAGGCCCATTCCGTAGATCAGCGAAAATCCAACGTCCTTAACCGGCCGGCGGTCGAGCACCATGCCTGTCATGCTGGAGATAAGGTCGCGGGCTGCATCATGCACGTCGATGCGCGGATTCTCTTGGTACTTCTCCAGCAGCGGCCCATCCTCATAGTGCGCCAGGATGCGGAACTCCTGCTGCGAATAGTCGCGCTCGATCAGCTCATGGTCTTTCTGGTATGGCAGGACCATGCCCTTCATCATGGGCAGCGGGCAGACATTGTTGATTGTCACCTTGCCCTTGCCTGGTATTTCGAATGAGTGCTTGCCTTGCCCTGCCCACGGAAATTCCTTCAGCAAGCGGGCAGACACCGGATTGATGCCGGTCTCATACAGCTTGGGCAGGATCAGCGTCGAGCGCGTATAGATGGGAATATTCTGGAAGTTGGGCGATGATGACAGCCGGCCGGTGCGAGCGCCTGTCGGGTCGCCGCCTGATTCCTGCCGCACTTGATTCCACTTGGTGAAGATCATTCCGCCTGACTCGCGGGCGACTAGCCGCCACGGCAGCATAAAGGTCCTGATCGATGTTGCAAGAGCGCTGCGATAGAACAGCAAGCCCATGATGCGCTGATCCGACAGGCCTGCCATCAGCGCCTTCTTGTTGGTCAGGCGGTTGCCCTTCTCGGAAATCTGCCACGACTCCATCACGCCTGCCTTGTCGAGCGCGTCGGCCAGTTGTGTCCCGCGCTTGTCAAGGTCCAGTTGCGGCGCTTTGAGGATTTTGCGCAGCTTGTCGTCTATCTCCTGGAGCAGCCGCTCATAGAACGGCGTCTCCTTCTCAAGCCTGCGCTCGTCGACGCGCAGCCCGCGGCCCTCTGCATCGAGAAGCGGGAACATCACGCGGCGCTCGCGGTCATAGGCCTCCGACATGCCGCGCGAAGTTGCATCATGATAGAGCTTGGCAAACAGGCGCGCAGTCATCTCGGCATCGCCTTGCCCAGCGTACTTGGCCACGAGCGATGCAGGCGCTTCCCAAATATACTTGCCCCATTCGCTCTTGCGCTGCTTGGCCCCTTGTATATTGGCGAAGATCCATTCCTTCAGCGCGTCGCGCTCGACGGCTTCAATGCCGAGCAGGTCTTTTGCCACCATTTTCAACTCTTGCGACCAGCGATCAGGGTCGCAGAGGAAAGACAGGAACATGCCGTCGTGGATCTTCTGCCATGAAAGACGCGGCAGGCCCAGATGCACCTCGCCGACGTCGCAGTCGAATTTTGCATTCCAGAAAAGCTTAGGCCGAGGATCCTTCCAGATCTTCAGCAATGCGCGCCTTGCGTCCTCCTTTGCGCAAGTGTTGGCTATCTTGTGGCCCCATGCAAGATAAAGAGGCTTCTTGCCTGGTTCCTTGATGGCGACGCCAACCGGCTCGGGCGGATACTTCGGCCTTTGCTCGATGGGCTTCGTCTCGAAGTCAACTGTTATTACCTCAGGCGCTTTCATGTTAGAAGCCCATCCTTGCTGCGTCGACGATATTGACCAACTTGCCGAGCGCTATGGCTGCGCTCAGCGCAGCCGCGGCGACTTGCCTGCTGGTAACAGGCTGCATGCTCTCGATCGTGCGCAGATGCGCCAATGCCGGTATCATGGCGACGCGCGGAACTGCAGTATGCCCATGCGTAGCCTCCCACCATTGCATGGCTTTCTGCAGGTCGATGGTGCCCTTGGCATCATTGCGCCTGAAATCTTCCCAGTTCATTTTCCCACCGCTTCGACTTCTTCCATCAAAGCGATAGCGCCCTCGACCGATGCCTTGGCCAGCTCCTTCAGCTTGTCGCTGCTGGGCGCGCCCGCAGTATGGTAGCCGCGCGACGTAATCAGCGCGTGCATCATGGCCACCGAAGTGGCCATCGTGAAGGCTGCCCGTTCTTCTGCCGTATTGAACATGTTCATTCCCTCATTTCCCTTTGCTTGCCGCGGCTGCTATTTCCTTCCGCTCGCGCGCAGTGCGCAGCCGATTCATCCGCGCGTGCAGCCTGAGCATGATGGCAAGGCGCGGGGAGGTTGAGCGCCTCTCTTCGTCGAGCAGCCGGGCGACGCTGCGCTCGTCCATTGCCATGATGGACTTCTGCAGGTCTACCCAGTTGCCCTTGAACCCACGCCTCACCGCCATGGCCTAGAACCTCGCTTTCTTGGCTGCTTTCTTCGCAGGCGCTTTCTTCGCCGGCCCCTTGCTGCCGCCCTTGCTCTTGCCCTCGTCGCCGTCCTTGCCATAGGGCACGGCCAGCTCTGGGTAGATGCTTTGCGAGCGGGCGAACAGCGCGCCCAGGGCGTCGTCATTTTTCACCTCGGCCTTCATGCCGAACTCGACCACGACTTGCTTGTCGTCATCGGGCCGGCAGGAGACTTCGGTAATAACCGCGAATGGCGGCGCTTCCAGCACGTTGGCTATGGTCTTGACGTGGCGGGAGAACGGCTTGATGGAGGTAGGCGGCACCTTGAGGAACACGATCGGCGAGCCGGCGATTTCCCCGGGCTTCTTGATATAGTCCTCGTGCAGCAGCGCCAGGCGGCGGCCGTTCTTGCAGGCCTTGCCCTTGCCCTTGTCCGCGGTGCCGAACTGGTTTTTCTTGCAGTCACTGCACTTCTCGGACTGCGGCTTGGCTGAATCCGGATGTGGAGCCATGCGCGCCTCGGTGGAGGCTGCATCCTCGCCCATCTTCACCTCGCCGAATGCGAAGCACACGGGCGACGTGGGATTCTTCGGATCGAAGTCGCCTTCGTAGTAGGCATTCTCGAAGCAGTAGCCCACCACGGATGCGCCGAACTTGTTGTCTTTCACCGGATTGTCGTCCAGCTTCATGACGCCGTTCCTGATTGACAGGAACTGCCCGCCTCCGGTTGACGCTTCCGCGTCTTTGTATGCGCGGGCTTGCGCCTGCATTTGCGCCTTCCAATCGACTGGAAGATTCGGCTTGTGAACAGCGGGCAAGCCGCCCCCCTTCTTCGCTGCGGCCATGTGGCCTCCTGGTGATGTAAAGGAATCCCCGTGCTCTCCGGGGTGTCACGCCTAGCGCCGGCGTTCGCTGCTCCCTCTCCCTGAGGTATTAGGTCCTACTTCTTCTTGCCCGCCTTGGCTGCTTTAGCCGGCTTGGCAGGCTTCTCGGCAACGAAGCCCTCGGGCAATTGCGAGTGCTCGCGGTTCAGCCAGTCGATTAAGCCTGCCTTGCCGGAGGCAGGCGTCACGGTATCGGTCGTCACGTCGCTCTTGCCCAGGCTATGAGCTTCGCGAATTGCTGTTGCCTCCTTGCGCGCGGCTGCGTCGCTGCTTGCATAGCGCACATGGACAACGCCGTCAACTGGAATGCTCTTGACGCGGTAGATTGCCATCTTTTCTCCCTTCAGTTGTTGGAATATCGTACAGCTCTTGAATGTCGTCGTGGGTTCCTACGCTATGCCCAAAGCAGACGACGACGCCGCCCGGGTATGCATGCGCAAGGCTGCATTCAAAACGCTTGAATCGTTCAAGCGTGGTTAGCGCGCCGCCTATCAGAATGAGATCCTTCTCATTCCCGAACAAGCGGTCAAGCTTGCTGCCTTTCCGCAGCTTGACGCGCACCAGATTATTGCTGGCATGATTGATAATCATTTTTTGTTGCGCAGCTTGGTGAGCGACAGGCTGATCTTGGTGAACTTGCCGACGCCGGGGACGACCTTGCCTGCCTTCCAGCGCTCGCGCACGGCAGTAGATGACACGCGCCGCTGCAGGAGGTCCAGCTCGCCGGACTTCTTGATATAGCCGTAGAAGGCATCCGAGTCCTCGATAGTCGGAACTTCCTGCATGGAGATAGATGCCTGCGCGATTTTGCCGCGGCCGCCTTCCAGCTTCGACTTCTCGAAGCGATTGAAAATCGCGCCCTCGATGAAGTCCTCGCGCGCTTTGACATCTGCCAGCTTTGCGCCCAGCTCAAGGCGCTCATCCCGCAGCTTGTCCAGCAGGTCAATGGCTTCGCCAAGCGACGCAGGGACTTTGATGTTGACCTTTGGTCCCTTGGCCTTTGCCGCAGGCGCGGCGGCCTTCTTCTCCGGCTGCGCCTTGCGCACAACCGCCTTCTTCTTCGCTGCAGGCATTCCTATCTCCCAGTAGTCGGCCAGCACAAATTTTTCGTAAACAATTGTGTGCCGTCCAGTTAAAGAAAGTAAACCAGTTGGGTTGGAGAATCATTACCCAATTGGGTCACTTCGCGTGATACCTCTTCAGCATGCGCGGGGCAACATGGCCGCGCGCCGCAAGCCAGTCGTGGAGCGAATGCCAGTACATGATCGTAAGGCCCTCGTCTCCCGGCAAATGGTGCATGGGCGCATAATAGAATCCCGCATGCGCAGCAGCTTCATTGAATGTCTCGCGGCTGATTCCCCTGCGCAGATTCGCCGAGACATCCTCAGGACTGGGCAAGTTGTCGCCTGGGCGCGGCCCTTCGAGCTTGTCATAGCGAGCAGGACGCTTTCTGTCTTTACTCAGGTGGTACTTTCTTTCGCGCGGCATTTAGAACTTCTCCCCTTTGCTTTTCTTTTCCGCTTTCGCTCCCTTGCCAAAGTGCTCATTCCAATGCGCTGCGCACTCCGCTCCCTTTGCCGTCAGCCAGCGCTCTATGTTGCGCACGGCATAGAGACGCATCTGCCCCTTGACCGTACTGACCGGCATTCCCTTGTAGATATGCCTGAAGCCTGCGCGCTTCATTTCGCGGCTCATGCCGTTGGCCGTCAACTTCTTCGATGCATCTGGATCGTAGAGCCTGAGCAGTTGCTCTGCATTGAAGAGGTCGCCGCTCATCTTCATGTCGCCCAGGCGCAGCACTGAATCTGGGTCCTCGGCCAGGCGCGTGCACCATGCGCCAACGTCGGACTTCGAGTCTGCGACCATAGCCAGCTTGGCAGCAGTGGCAGGCGGCGGGCCATGCGGATCGAAGCCGGTAAGGTCAAGCCTCAGCAAATAATGGAACAACGCAGCTTTCCCATTAGCCGGGCCGCGCAGCCAGTCTACATACTTGTTGTACCATGCGCGCTCCATCGGGACAGGCGGAGCCTCGTGCACGAAATAGCGGCGATCCTTATCCTCGACGAAGAATGCATCTGGATGCTGCGACGTGAAATAATAATTGATGCAGTCGGGTACGGTGTATGACGGGATATACTTTGGATTGAGGCGTAGCTCGCGGCGGGTAATCATCGTCTTCAGGCGCTCAGTATTCCTGCGGCGATGCTCTGCTCCCATCACATCATCGCCCATCGCAAATTGCTTATTCTCTGCCCACTCGTTGTAAGTTGCCTCCATGTCCTGGTCGTCTATCTCAGTGCCATTTTTTCCGTAGATTTCCACCAGCGAATAGCCGATAAGCGACTTGCCTGTTCCCTGCGCCACGCCCCATATGACGGCAGCGCTGTACATCTTTCCGCCTGGATTCTGCAGCGGCCATGCGCACCATTGCTCGAACCACTTGCGGCCCACGGCATCATCGCCGAAGATGAAGTCAAGCAGCTTCTTCCAGAAAGACACGTCGCCTTTCTTCGGCTCGCACCCCCAGCCAGGCCATTCATTAAGCGCGCCTTCCTTAGTCACGGTCGGTTGGCCAGGCGCGTAGGTCAGGCGTGCCAGCTCTGCGCGATGCTCCCATTGCAGCCATGCTGGCGCTGCAGGCTTTTTCTCAAGGCGTGCATTGCCCTTGGCATCGAAGGTTGTCTGCTCGAAGAAGCGGTTTGAGTATGCATGCTCTTTGAACGATGATGCGGTGATCTTGCGATTGCCGTCCTTATCGTCAAAGACCACGATCAAGCCTGGGTCGCGAATGTACACCACTTCAGTGTTCAGTCTCCATAGCTCCTCGGCCATGGCAAATGGCTCGGCCTCCTCTGCCAGCGCCTTGAAATCCTCAGGCCCCTCAGCCACGAGGAAATCATCAAGGCCCTGCTTCATGTTGCCTTTACCCTCCGGCAGCGTAACCAAGAACGGCCGCGCTCCTTTCGACAGCAGGGCACGCGATAGCGCGACCAGTGCCCGCATGACATCAGGATTGGTGCGGAAGTCCGAGTCGAATACCAGCCGCACCTCGCGGCCCTTCCATCCGAACTCAGCAATGTCGCGCACCAGCCCGACGCCTTTCTTCTTGCTGCGCCACGACCATACGCCTCCCAGCCCGATCGTGGCGAAGCCATCGGCGCAGCCCTTGCACGCCTTCAGCTCGCCCTCCGTGATGTAAACCGGCTCCGCCAGGTTGGCCGAGATATCTTTCCATGGAACTGCATTAGGCCAGTACACTTCCGGATCGGTGTCGCGCGGCTGCGCATAGCGCTGCGGCTTTCCTGCCAGTGCGTCAAGGCCTTCCATCTCGCCCAGGTAGCGGATGCGGTAGAAGCCCGTCGGCTTGTTGTTGATATCGAAGTAACCGATGCGCAATGACGGATAGCGCTTGAACTCATCGCCTAGCGCTGCGGTCTTTTCCGCGGACAGCAGCGTCATCCCCATCTTGCCTGCCAGCTCCGGACGCAGCCCAGAGGACAATAGCTTCGCTTTCATCAGCGCCTGAGGTGTCTCAGGCCGCTCTCCCTTGCTTGCCATTCTTATTCCTTGCTCAAACGTACTGCGCGTAAAACCAATCGTCCATTCCCAGCAGGCTTCCCCAGAACCATTGCTCGTGCTCCGGCGTGCCCTCTTCGTAAGGGTTAGGCTTGCTCTGCCCATCTACAACTGCAGCGGCATATCCGGCCCAATAAACTTCTGTTTCTTCAGTCACTGGGCGAATGCAATCACTACGCAGACGCAGGCCGTAGCCCAATGGCCCTGCGCCAGCAGGTACACGCCGAGCATGAGCCAACCATCGTAGCGGCCGATCATATCTTGCTCACTTCAACGCTGGCTAAAGCATATCCTAGATTCTGTATGCCGCCTATGTACTGCTTGACGTAAACTCCGAACAATCCTGTATGAATTTCGTCTTGCGCAGTGTGCGACGCAATTGCATATGCACCCATCACTATTTCAACCTTGACATTGATGGTGTCGCATTCCTCGGCATCCTTCAATTGCATATTCCTGCCCAGCTCTATCTTGTGAGCGCGGACAAGAAAAACGCCGGGAGATTTTAGGACAGGATAAATCCTAATTGAAGCCCCTAGAGGCTGCCTGCGGGCAATGCACCAGAAGCTTGATATTTCCCTGAGCATATCAAGGCGCGCCTGCGTCTCAGCAACACTCCTGCGATACGCGGATTCTTTGTCTTCCCGCTCGAGTATCTGCTTGCGCTGCTTGTAGCGCTCTTCTTTTGCCTTGGCCTCGAATTCGCGCGCTTCAGCTTCGCGCTCTGCTTGCCGGGCTTCGTACCGCTCTTGCTCAGCAGTAGCATAAGCACTGAAGCATCTCAGCAGATCACTCCTTGAAGGATGTCGCAGCTTGCGCAAGGCTTTGGCTTCTATTTGCCTGATGCGCTCTCGCGTGACGCCCATTCTTGCGGCTACATCCTCAAGCGTCTCGCCTGTCTCTTTATCCAAGCCTGCTCCCAAGCCGAACCTGGCGCGCAGCACTTTGGCTTCATTTGGCTCAAAATCTTCCAAAATTTTTGCCACTATATCGCGCAGTTCTTTTCGCGATGCAGCTTCTTCTGGATCAGGCAGCAGCAGCGCGGCATGCGCGTCATCCTCAATGATTTTTGCCATGCCGTACGGAATATCTGGAATGCCAGGGTCAGGAAGTCTGCGGTAGACTCCTGCCCATGCGTGTATGCGACGAAGATTTTTCCTGCGGGCTTCTTCTTGGCTGCTCATAATTGCGCTCACATTGAACTCCTCAGATTAACAATTCCGTTCTTTAATTCATGCTCATGGATCAAGCGCGCTTCTTCATCAGTGCCCGCATTGATAATGCTATGCAGCCTAGCATCTGCGCCTTCCGTCAGCAGCCTGATACCGCGCGCGTCAAGCTTTATATCTGGATCAAGCAGCACTCTAACCTCGATAAGCTCGCTTTTTGCCATGACTTTGGCAATATAAGCAAGCTGCTTCATAGCGGACTCCTGTAGTTGACGAAAGGCCCGTATGCAGCCATCAGCGGATGCATGGGCGAAATGCCGTCCGACAGCACACGCAAGCACACAGCGCGGCGGCCGATGATTTCCCTGTACATGGCTGCGCGACGGGAAACTATGCCTGCCCATCCTTCATCGCCCCAGGCAACGCACACAATCTTGATGCGCCCATCGCTTAGCCGCTTCTGCAGGGCGCGCATATTGGCCTTTGCCTGGTGCTCGACAGGATACAAGGCGCGCACCAGCTCCGTCTTGTCGGTAGAGCGCAGCGCGAAGAGGTTCACTGCCTCGAACCCGTTCATCCGCCATTCCATCGCGAAGCCGCGGCACTTGCGCACCGTCTGGTCATCCAGATTGTGGTCGGCAGTCGACGGATTGAGCATGACGAACAGCACGCGCTTCCGCTCCTGCGATCCGCCTGCCCAGTCGCGGCCAAGGACGTAGCGGTATTTTCCGCACGGCGACAGCTCTGCCCACTTCTTCTCAGCCAGCTTCTTGCTCATACCCAATCCTTGCCGTCAAAGGTTTTTATTACCGCGCTGCCAGGTTCAGGACCATAAATCATTACTCTGCTAAGCTTAGGAACAGAGATTCTATTTCCCAATGCGTCGTATGCCAGTATTGAAAAGCTTGCAAAGTCAGCAGATAAGAAAGCTTCTCTATTTGACTCTGCAATAACAACGGTATTGCTGCCGAACAACTGCTTGCTTGCAGGTAGAATGATTCTCCCGCGGCCAGGCATAAGGTTCTTTGCATGCACGATTGCAGGCGCAGCCAGCATAGCACCGAGAAAGCCGCGGCGGTTCATCGCCCTACCTTGCCATATAGCGCCATGATGCGCACCGACAGCGGATCGTCGGGCAAGAGCGGCTTGACGCCCGAAGGCATGCGCTCGTCTGCCGTGCGCGCCAGCCTGATGGACAGCTCTGCGATGATGTTCATGGCCTCAGGCAGCAGCGCGCCATAGCGGCGATCGGTCGGCCCCTTGCGCCTGCCTCTGCGATCCGACGGCCGCTCTGCAATGGGATACATCTGCCCGGCCATTGGAGGCAGCGCCAGCACCGGACCCTTGCGCCTCTGCTCTTTTCTCCGTTCGCTCATGCCGGCCTCCCGTTCAACCATTCGCGCAGCTTCGAGAACTTCCAGATGACGCGCTCGGCCATCTGCGTTTTGTCCAAATGGAAATGCCCTTGCACCGCGATCATGACGGCGCGCACGTCGGCTGCCTCGTCCTCAAGCCACTGGCGGTTGACGCGGCCGGTGACCGGCTCCTTGCCATCCATGCCCTGGTGCAGGCATCTTGACGCTGCGGCCGTCAGCTCGCCCAGTTCCTCCAGCAGCTTGGTCAGGTGCCGTATATCCGAAGGATCCTGCATGGGCTGCCATGCGGGCGCGCTCATCGCTCCACCACCGCTGTTTCTTCAGTCGTCTTGCCGCGCTTCTGCTGCATGGTAGTCGAGCTGTTTGGGCAGCGCACCACGGTCATATTAGTGCCATAGCCGTTTTTCAGATTGTAGAACTGGCAGTCCTTCAGTCCCGGAGGAACCACAGGCATGATGACCTCGGTCGCGCTGGGAGTGCATGCAGATAGCGCCGCAGCCATGGCCAGCACCGCGAAGTTGAGCGGCGAGAATATCCTGCACGAGGTGCAGATGCGATGGCCGCAGCGCGGGCACTGAAGCATGACAGTTCCCTTGAAGCACTTGCAGCAGGTCACTCTCATTTGATATCCTCGAAGCGATTGAGGAAGTCCATCTCTTCGCGCACGTACAGAGTGCCGTCGGCCGAACGATACAGGACGCCGCGCAGGAATTTTGCTCCAGGCATCGGCTTCAGACTGAGCACTGTAATGAACTCGTATTCGCCGCCCTCGGCATGCCGGTGCGTAGGAACAAATTCATCTGTATTAGAAGGGCCGCCGATCAGGATTACAGCGCTGTTGCTCGACGGGTTGCTCTGCATGAATACATGCTTGTCGCCTGCCTTGCGCAAGGCATTCTCAATGAGCCTGCACTTCCATGCGAACTCATGATTGATCCTGCGGTCCGACGGGCGCTCGGCCGGCACGCGGCCGGTTACGCCCTTGCGGATATCTTCCTTGCGGCGGTCTTCCAATGTTTTCCGCCGCTCGATGCGCACTGCCACAAAAATCCCGTTGTGCTCCTCGTGGCAATGCGCCTGCACCGTGCGCCAGCCGCCAGCTAAGCCGCAATGCGGGCAGCGCCATTCGCTCTGGTCCTCGCCGTCAACCTTGTTTATCATTTCCAGTCTCCCTGTTGTAACGCTGGTCCCACGCCATGTCGTAGCTCAACTCCCATGCCTCGCGCACGGATTCCTTCTTCTTGCGGTCGCCGCCCACTAAAAATGCTTCCCAGGCCACCTCGCGATGGGCGCGATAGCGGCTTGCATCTTGGATCAGCTTTGGAAGATCTTCGGGCTTGACGAGCGGGAACTTGCGCCCGCTCATGCTTGCGCCTTGCGCATTGATTGGAGACCGACGGCGACCAGCTCCACGACCAGATCGGCCTTGTTGGTGCTGGCGCGGTGCACGCTCGCAGGCCTTGCCTCCTGCAGGCTTTGAAGATATTTGTTGGCTGCATCCACGCCTTTCTTCTTGGAGATGCGCCGCGCTTCCATCTCCTCTTCATGCGTGATGCGCTTGGCCAGCGTGCCTATGCGACGCTGCGCTTTGCGCTCAGACAGCAGCGCGTCCAGCTTGGCAGACAGCTCTGCCGGCAGGTGCACGAGCACACCCACCCTCCCCTCACTCCCAGTCATCGTGCTTCTCCCTTTGTCCGACGGCACTACAAAACAGCGAGGGCAGATCGTAGTCCGGCGAGGAATTTGACGTAAACCAATTGGAGAAGTGGGCTGAAAAAGGCTTTCGGAACAGCGGACTGCGGCTCTTTGCCCGTTGGACTTAGGCCTTTCAGAGGTTTACTACGAATCTTACTACACTTTAGTTCTAAGCTTAAATATAGATTTTCTTCGTTATTATTATTATATATTTTCTAAACTTACCGACAATACCTCTTTCCAATTTGTAATTCGTAGAAAAACAGGCCCTTTTCATAGCGGAAACTGAGCACTACACATTTTACTACACATTATTTTCGCCTCTGAAAAACGGCCTGTTTTGTAGTCTTTTTCTCCCCATTCCCGCTATGAAAACGGCTTCTACACATTTTCCCGCCCAAAAAGTGTAGGACGCATGGCTGCGCATTGTGCTCCATTTGCCGCCGCATAATGCGCGCTGCTGCCGTAGCCGCTCGATTTTAGAGCGGGGAGGTAGAGCGGAAAGTCCCAGTAACTTTGATTGGAGGTGATATGTCTTGGAGCGTGATGCGAATCGGCCGGCCTGCAGCGGTAAGGCGTCGTCTGGCTGAGGACTTCGGCAAGAATCCCTGCACCGAGCCGGAAGAGTCCATTCGCCAGGCCGTGGCCTTGCAGATGGACAAAGCATTGGAAGGCATGGGCCAACAACTGTGCGTCAAGTGCAGCGCGAGCGGCTCGCAGTGGAAAGCGGCCGAGGGCGACGTGCGCAATACCCTCTCGGTGGAAATCACCGTGCTGGGAGAACTGGAGCTGGCGGAGACCTAAAGCCATGGTCAACAAGACCACGCCAGGCAAGCGCTTGTCCCGCGATCCGCGTTCTGCGGCGCGGGGCAAAGCGCCCAACTCTGGCATCAAGCAATCAGTTATCCTTACCCCGGCCATGGCCAAGGAGCTGGGCATCAAGCCCAAGCGCAAGGCGACAGGCCGCCCCTTCCAGAAGGGCAAGGCAAAGACCGGCGGCCGGCAGAAGGGCACTCCCAACAAATTCACCGGCACGATGAAGCAAGCCGTGATGGAAGCGTTCCAGGCCCTCGGCGGTCCTGCCTTCTTTGTCGCCCTGGGCAAGAGCAAGATCCCCGCGAATAAGCGCGCAGTGGCCCAGCTCTTCGGCAAGATGATTCCCATGCAGGTCAGCGGCGAGAACGGCGGGGCTATAGTCCTGCAGTTCGGCGAGGAGTATAAGGACGCCTGATGGGAAAGTGGACCGCAACCGCGAAGCAGCTTGAGCAGGCCAAAGGCTTCGCGAGGGTGCGGCACTTTTGCGCGGTAGGCGGCTCGCGCTCGACCAAGACCTCAGGATTCATCGCCGGCATTCTCGCCCGCGCCACGAAAGCGCCAGGCACCAAGCACGCGATATTCCGCCTGCGCGCCAATGCTGCCCGCACGTCCATTGCGCTCGGCACGCTGCCCAAGATTGCAGGCATTCTCGGCTGCCCGCTCATCGAGCACCGCCAGGACGGCTTCTACGAAATCCCCGACTGCGGCTCGCAGATATGGATCGGAGGTCTTGATGACAAGGAGCGCGTGGAGAAGATTCTCGGTAACGAGTACTCCACGATCCTCTTCAACGAGTGCAGCCAGATAGCCTATGCTTCCGTGCTCATCGCATTGACGCGCCTTGCCGAAGTCCATCCTGCCATCAAGCAGCGCGCATTCTACGACCTTAACCCAGTGGGCAAGGGCCATTGGACCAATGTCCTCTTCGGCGAGAAGAAAGATCCTCGCACGCGGCAGCCTCTGGCCAACCCGCAGAATTACGGCCGGATCTTCATGAACCCTGTCGACAATCCGCATCTGTCGCAGGAATACCTCGCAGAGCTGGCAGGAATGCCCGAGCGCCAGCGCAAGCGCTTCTACGAGGGTTTGTACGTCGATGAAGTGGACGGCGCTCTGTGGCCTTATGAGGTCATTGAGAAGTGCCGCGTGGAGAAAGAGAATGTTCCAGAGCTGAAGCGCATTGTGGTCGCAGTCGACCCGTCGGGCGCAGCCGATGCCAAGGAAGGCGAGGAAAATGATAACGACGAAATCGGGATCGTGGTTGCTGGCAAAGGCGTTGACGATCATCTCTATGTCCTCGCCGACTTGTCCCTTAATGCTGGCCCTGCGAAATGGGGCCGCGCTGCCATCAACGGATACATCACTTACGAAGCCGACAGGATCGTGGCCGAAAAGAACTTCGGCGGTGAGATGGTCCGCTATGTCATCAACTCCCAGAACAAGAATGTCCCGGTTACGCTGGTCAATGCGTCTCGCGGCAAGACCGCCCGCGCGGAGCCGGTTTCTTCGCTCTACGAGAAAGGCATCGTCCATCACGTAGGCAGGCTCGACCGCCTTGAGGATCAGATGGCAGCCTGGGCGACCAACGGCTACTCGGGCGAAGGCTCGCCTGACCGGGCCGATGCGCTTGTATGGGCGATCACGGAGCTAGGCCTCAAGATCGGCGGCGGAGCTAACATCATCGAATTCTATCGGCGCGAGAATGAGAAGAACAGGCCGCCTGAGACGCAGGACGCTGATGTGCAGCAGCGCCCGCCAGGCAAGACCGTCGAGGAAGTGATGCTGGAAGAGGCGGCTGCGCGCATAGCCTTGGCGGATAAGGCAGCCTTGCGAGACCAGTTCGCGGCTGCCAAGGCAGCGAAGAAGAAGGGCCGGTCAGGACGCAAGCAGCTAGGCGACACTCCTCCGCCTGTGCCTGCTAAGCGGCGGTCCTCGTTCTTCGATCAAGCTGAAGCGCAGGGCTACGACGTGGAGGCTACCCTCCACGACGATGCGCCCAAGCAGCCGCCTCTGTCCCGCCCCGAACCAAATCAAGAAGTCCGACATATTCGTCTAGGAGCTAAGGCATGAGCCAGGCAATCACAGGGCGGGATATCATTGATCCCAAGCTGGGCATGGAATTGGCCAAGGTCTTGGCCCGAGACCCGAATGCCAGGGGCGCAGTCGAGCTGATGGAAGTCCTCGCCAAAGTGTCGCCGACTGCGGGCGCGCGTGCATATTCATTGGCCGAGCAGGCGCGTGCCATGTCGCAGACAGGCATGACCAAGGTGCCGCTCTCGCAGCGCGTACAGGAAGGCATGCGGTTCCTCATCAGCGGCATCAGGCCGACGACGTGGTTCTCACCTCAGCAGCCTCTGCAGCCGTATGCGCAGAGCGACGACCTGGGCGCGAAGGGCCGGCGCTGGGACTTCCAGCAAGGCCAGAACATACAGTTCCTGCCCAAGAGCGAGGCAGGCGCAGGCGTGCCGTTCCAGGTGCTGCGCGCCTTGCGCGAGAACTACGACCTGCTCTCGCTTGTGATAGAGACGCGCAAGGATCAAGTGTGCGCCTACGAATGGGAGATTGTGCCGAAGGACCAGACCAAGAAGAAGGATGACTTCAAGGACCAGATCAAGAAAGCATCGGAGTTCTTCGAGCAACCGACGCCGGACCAGGACTGGCTCGAATGGTCCCGCGTGCTAATGGACGAGCACCTCGTCTGCGACGGCGTGGCACTCTATCCTCGCGCCGACCGCAAAGGCGACCTGCATTCGCTGGTGCCCATCGACGTGGCAACTGTGAAGCTCCTTATTGACGAGCGCGGCATGCGCCCTATGCCGCCTGATCCTGCGTACCAGCAGATCATCAAGGGCGTGCCTGCGGCAGACTATATGGGCATTGCCAAGGGCGACGACCTGCGGGCCGAGGGCGACCAGCTTCTCTACTGGATGCGCAACCAGCGCACCAACAAGCTCTACGGCTACTCGCCTGTGGAGCAGGTCATCACGACGGTCAACATCGCCATGCGCCGCCAGGCCTATCAGTTGGAGTATTACACCGAGGGTAATATTCCCGATGCGCTGCTCGGCGTGCCTGAGACCTGGACGCCCGAGCAGACGGCCGAGTTCCAGGACCAATTCGATTCGCGCCTGTCCGGCAATACCAAGATGCGCCGCCGGCTGCAGTTCATCCCCGAGCTGAAGTCCATCTTCAACTTGAAGGACAACGAGGTCGCGCTGACGGACGGCACCGATGAATGGTTCGCCCGCGTTATCTGCTTCTGCTTCTCTATCAGCCCGCAGGCGCTGCTCAAGCAGATGAACCGCGCGAGTGCGCAGCAGGCAAGCGAGTCGGCCAAGGAAGAAGGCCTGATGCCGCTGCTCCGCTGGATGGAGGGCAAGCTGACTTGGGTCACCAACAATGTGCTCATGTGCCCGGACGTCAAGTTCGCGTTCAAGCTGGCCGTGGAAGTGGATCCGAAGGTCAAGGCCGATACCAACGTCGCCTATGTCAAGGCCGGCATCATGTCGCCCGATGAAGCCCGGTCCGACGCAGGCCTGTCGCCGCGCGGCATGGACGAACTCCTGGTTGAGACGGCCGCGGGACCGGTGCCGCTCAAGGAGACCGTCGAGCGCGCCAGGCAGGATGCGGTCAATCCGCCCGAGCCGCCTCCGGTCATGGGCATGCAGCCAGGCGGCGGCGGCCAGGCTGCCGCGCCAGGCGCTAAGCCAGGCGATCCGGCCAAGGATGGCCAGGCCAAGCCAGGCCAGAAGCCAGGCGTCGCCAGGCTGAAGCCCGTGGCCAAGCTGGAAGGAGGCGGCGACCTGTACGTGGAAGTCGGCTCGCCGATCGTGGATATGAGCGGCATGCGTATCAATCCGCCAGCTGTCAAGATGGGCGGCTTCACCGTGAAGGCTGACCTCAGGCGGGAGGCCAATGCCGATCAGCATCCTCGCCCGATGAAGAAGATCGTGAAGGCGCGCAGGGACCAGAAGACCGGCGAGCTTATCGGTGAGGTAACCGAAGTCGAGACTGGGCTGCAAAAGAGCGTGACCATCGAGATGGACAAGGATGACTAACATGGCGCAAACCCTGACCAAGCTGGCCGAAGAGATTGCAGCGCGGGCCGTCGCCGCTGAAATGCAAGGCGCTACGCTCGAGGTACTGGACAAGAGCGGCGACGTCCTTGTGCGCTTTGGTCTGGCCGAGTCAATGGAGGTCGATGCCTCGCTCTCCAAGTACACCTTTGAGTCGCCAGGCTCCGAGCAGGTCATCAAGATGGGCGTGCCTGCCACGTTCCGCGTGCTGCGGAAGGCAAGCAAGGAAGTCCTGATGACCGGCACTGCGGGCAAGGATGCCGACTTGCCCATTCCGGCGGACAAGCTGTTCCAAGGCATGAAGGTGACCATGGGCGGAATTGAATTTCAACTGCGGTTCAAGTAAGGAGAAGTCATGAAGACTTTCAAATCTTTCTCGCATGTCAGGCTTATCCAGCCAGTCATCGAGGGCCGCATTATTGCCGGCCATCTTTCCGATGACGGCGAATCTGTGGATTACGAGGTGGAGTACGACGATCCTGCCACCGGCGAGACCAGGACCAGGCACTTCAACAGCGAGCAACTGGAACTGACCGAGGAGCAGCCTGACGACGCCGGCCGCGAGCGCCTGCGTGAGGAGCACCTCGCGCGCAGGGCCGAGCAGCATGAGCGCGACGTGGCCCAGGGCCAAGAACACGAGGAGGCGAAATGAACAAGGAATCACTGAAGGCGGTCGAAGGCACTGCGGCAATCATCGCGGCAGGCTCGGCAAGCCACGAGAAAGGCGTCGCATTCGGCGTCTACCAGGCCACGCTCTGCAGCCCGCGCAGGCGTGAGTGGTACCAGGCTGAGCTGGCATGGCTGCTGCATTCCTTGGCCATGAAGGCCGACCGCCTAGGCATCTACAACTTCCTCCGCCGCGCCGCGGATGGCAGGCTGCTCGGCATCGAGCTGAATATCCGAGAGCGCCTCACGCGCGTGCAGCGCGGCTGCCTTGGCCGCTTGTCGGTCGAGCCGTTCGACGTGGTCTGGGCGGATACCTATCCGAACCTCATCACGACCGTCGGCAAGAACGAAATGCTGGACAAGTACTTTGCCGGCTCGGCCTATACCGCGGCGCTCAACATGTTCCTCAAGGGAACGGGCAGCGCGGCCGCAGGCGATACCATGTCATCCCATGCAGGATGGTCAGAAGTGGGCGGCACCAATGCGCCGGCCTACAGCGGCAACCGCCCAGCTCCCGCGTGGTCGGCTGCGTCGGCAGGATCAAAGGCCATCAGCTCCGCCCAAAACTTCACGTTCACGTCGGGCGGCACCGTGGCAGGATCCTGCTTCGTACAGGGAGGCAGCGCTACCAAGGACAACACGACCGGCACCTTGGTCTCTGCAGGCGATTTCACCGGCGGCTCCAAGACCGTGGCCAACACCGACCAGTTGAACGTGTCCTGGTCGATCAGCGTTTGAGGTAGCCATGCCCGTTCGTCAAGACCGCGTGCAGGAAACGACCACGACCACAGGGACGGGGAGCTACACAACCTCCGGCTCTGCGGTCACTGGATACTCCACCTTTGCCTCGCAGTTAAGCGCGGGGCAGAGCATCGAGTACGCGGTCAGCGACGGCGCGGGCAACTGGGAAGTGGGCATCGGCACTTTCGACGGCAGCACAGGCATCACCCGCGACCAGATACGCGACAGCTCGAACAGCGGCAATGCCGTTAGCTGGAGCGCAGGCAGCAAGAACATTTGGTGCGACATCGGAGCGGTGTCGCTTGGTAACGTGAACCTAGGTCGGCAGTTGGCGACCATGCAAAGACAAGGGTGGACAGCATGACCGCTAACATTGACCCGATCTACTCCCGCGCGGGAGACGTTCAAGGCGTCGAAATCACCGCCGGCAATACCAAGAGCGATGGCTCAGGCACCATCGGCACGGATATCTTCCAGGCTGCTCAGGTCGACACCAACAATGGCGGCTTTGTGCAGGCCGTGGAATTCTGGCCGACCGCCACGGCCAACGCTACCGCAACCACTGCAACTGTTGGCCGCGTGTTCATCTCATCGCAGGCCAATGCGAACACTTCGACCAGTGCTGCCAATACGCATCCGGTGGGCGAGGTGTCGCTTGCTTCGCAGACCGCCGACAGTTCGACCAATCCTGTGTTCCCGGTGGTTGTGCCTATCAACAGGGCGCTTCCTCCTGGCTATACGGTCCTTGTAACCAACCACGTCATTCCAGCCACCAATACAAAATGGAAGGCCGTGGTACGAATGGGAAAGTACTGACATGCAACAGGCAATCGTTTTCCTGTCGCCGCCCGAGTACGAGGGGCGCACGGGCTACCAGAACGTTGATGATGACTCGCATGAGCTCATCAATGTAACCTTTGAGGACGGCACTGTCGTTCCAAATGCACCTGGATTTTCATACAAAGCCGCCGACTAAATGCTCGACCTGTACGACCTGCCGCGCGCTTCAGCCGTTGACCAGCAAATTTTCACTGGTCGGGCGTCTGCTGACGGCCAGTACCTACCATGGTACAAGCCGCGTGGCTGCACGTTCGTTCACTTCCTAATGATCGGCGCGGGAGCGGGCGGTGGCGCTGGATTCAGCGGTGCGGCCTCTGCTGCCGGTGGCGGGGGCGGCGGCGGAGCAGGGGCAATTGGCGTTGCACTGTACCTCGCCCAGCAAGTCGCGGACGTGCTGTATGTAAGCCCGGCGCTTGGTGGCGCTGGCGGAGCTTCGTCTGGGTCTGCTGGCTCTGTGCCCGCGCGGTCCAGCATCCAGCTTTTCCCGCAGGTAAGCCGTGCGAGCGACAACGGGGTTAACTATCTTGTTACCTCTACCCTGCCAGCTGGCGGTGGCGCTGGCACTGGCGCAGCAGGCGGTGCTGCCGGAACAGCCGGAGCAATTGCATTCGGCACCAATTCAATGTTCGAGTTGACCAGCGTCAACAACGGCGCGGCAGGCAATGGCGCTGGCACGGGCGGCTTCAACAGCAATAGCTCTGGTGGCGGCAACATAAACAACTGGCCGATTCTTGGGGGCATTGGAGGCGGCTCAATCGGCACGACTGGTGCTGGCTTTACAGGTCTTCAATGCTCCTACCCAGTGCCGGTATGGACACAGTCAGGAGAAGCCAACGTTGGCGGTGGCGGTTCATCTTCTGGTAGCCCTAATGGGCAGGACGGCGCTCGCGGGTTCTACCCAATCGGCTGCCAGGTTGCAAGGCCGCTGCTCTCGTTCAAGAGCGGAGGCGGCGGTGGCGGATCGTGGTTCAACGCCGGTGTAGGGGGACGCGGCGGAAACGGAGGATATGGCTGTGGTGGCGGTGGCGGCGGCGGCGGCATAACCGGAGGTGCAGGCGGTGACGGTGGGCCTGCGCTCATCATCATCACTGCATTCTGACCATGCTCGATCTATTTGACCTACCTAGCCGCGGTTCTTTTCTTGACCAAGCCGTGTTCACTTCTCGCGATGCAAGCGGAAGCGGCTTCTTGCCATGGTACAAGCCGCGCGGCGCTACGCTTATCCATATTATTCTGTATGGCGCTGGCGCCGGTGGTGGAGGCGGTCGCTCTGGTTCCGCGTCAGCGGCAGGCGGCGGAGGCGGTGGAGGCGCTGGGGCAAGCGGGTCAATGCTGGCGCTCGCAATGCAGGTGCCCGATGTTCTCTACGTTTCGCCTGGAGTACCTGGCAAGGGGGGCGCAGCCAATTCAGGCGGCACCGGACCTACTGCCTCGTATGTAAGCGCCGCACCAGGAACGAACCTGAACTTGGCGCTTATTGCGCAGACCGGAACTCCGACTGGCGGCAACGCTGGGACAGCTTCGGTCGGTGGCGCAGCAGGCGGCAACGGAACCGTAAACGGTAATTCGTCAACCAATGCCATGCTCGAAGGGTCGTGGCTAACGACGCAGAACACAGGGGGTGCTCCAGCGGCTGGCGGTTTCAATGCAGTTGGCGCAAGCACCTCAATCGGGCAGAACGTATGCCAAGGCGGCGCTGGCGGGGGGTCAATAGGCTCCGTGGGCGCTGGACTGGCTGGCGGTGTTGCAACGAACCTAAATCCTAACTGGCTGTGGCAGTATTCAGCGGCAGCAGGGGGCAGTGCTACAGATGGCGCGAATGGTGCGGATGGGATTGTGTGGCCGTCAGGCGGTACTGGACAGCGCCCTTGGCTAGTGTTCTCAGGAGGTAACGGGGGCGGCGGTTCGTTCTTCAACGCTGGCATAGGAGGACGCGGGGGACGCGGCGGCACTGGTTGCGGCGGCGGAGGTGGAGGCGGTGGAATAACCGGAGGCCAAGGTGGTGACGGAGGCCCTAGCCTTATCATCATCACTGCTTGGTAAGATGCTAGACCTATTCCATCTCCCCCCGGTCAACAGCGCGATTGACCAGCAGGTTTACACTAGCCGGAATAACACCCCGACTATTGCAGGCTATTTGCCGTGGTACAAGCCTCGCGGCTGCACGTTCATTCATATCCTGGCAATCGGCGCTGGAGCTGGCGGCGGAGGCGGATTCTCTGGTAGCAGTGGTGCGGCAGGAGGAGGCGGAGGCGGAGGGGCTGGTGCGTCGCTCGTAATGATATGCCCGGCATACTTGATACCAGACATGTTGTGGGTGATGCCAGGCATCCCTGGCGCAGGCGGCGCAGCAGGCAGCACTGGAGCTTTTGCAACTGCAACCTACGTCAGCATGGCACCGGACCGCATCAATGTTATGGCGAGCCTAGTGTACCAGGGATCATCAGCTGGTCCTGGCAGTGCTGGGACTGCCAGCGCTGGCGGGGCAGCCGGTAGCAGCGGCTCAATGAACAGCGGCGCAATGGCTGGCATGACGCAGAGCACGGCAGGCGCAGGGCAGAACGGGACAGCCGGAGGCTTCAATGCCAACGGCGCAACTCTAAACCTCAATAACTTTGCAAACAGTGGCGGTGGTGGAGGCGGGTCGATAGGCAACGGCGGTAATGGTTTCTCTGGCGGCGGATGCAATACGATCCCGACTATTCCGCAAAACATCATCGGGGGAACGGGTGGAACATCGGGCAGCAACAACGGAACCGAAGGCACTACGCCTCCTAATACCCCAGGCTTTGGGGTCTATCGCCCGACCATTTACGGCGCTCCGGGTGGCGGTGGTGGCGGGTCTTACTTCAGCGGTGGGGTAGGAGGCAAGGGTGGCAAGGGTGGGCTTGGTTGCGGAGGCGGTGGCGGAGGCGGCGGAATAACCGGTGGCGCTGGCGGAGACGGCGGCCCATCTCTAATCATCATAACGGCGTTCTGATATGGCACTCGGTCGCGGCCCACTATCAAGCACTCCTATCGCGGGCGAACTCGCGACTGGGAATGCTGTTGCCGTTATTGAGGCAGGCAGCGCTGCAGATACGCAGAGCGCAAGCGCGGTCTTCAATGCTGCCATGGCTGAATCGGGCAGCGCTGCAGAGACCACCAGCTCCTCAGCCATCTTCAATGCGGCAACGGCTGAGGCAGGCAGCGCGGCAGAGACGACCGCAGCGGCGCAGATCAGCAGCGCTTCCACCGCAGAGGCAGTCAGCGCAGCCGATACCACCAATACAACCAATGTCGCTGCAGGCACCACAACTGAATCGGGCAGCGCTGCGGATTCTTCTTCTGCAGTTGCCACCTTTGCTGGCACCAATGGCGAGTCAGGCAGTGCGGCGGATTCTAATTCGTCGTCTGCTGTATTCGCGAGCACTGGCAGCGAAAGCGGCAATGCATCAGATACCAATAGCGCTACCGGTTCGCAGTCCGTATCTCAAAGCGAATCTGGCACGGCATCTGATAGCAGCACTGCAGCAGGAGGCTCACAAGCCACCTCGTGCTCTGAGAATGGTGGTGCTTCCGATAGCTGCGATGCCCAGCTCATCTCGCAGAATGCCGGCCAAGGCGCGTTTATGGACGGCTTTGCCGTCGATCAGCGCAAGAGCCGCAGGCCGATCAGCATCCCAGCGCGCGGCTTCATCTGCGTGCTCGATGCCGAGGCTTCAATCTCTGCTGATATCTCGGTCGAGTACGCGCCAGTTGAGTTGCTCCTGCCGCGTATGTCCGGAAATGTATTCCTTGATGCACGGGCAGCGGCTGGCGCAATGCATATCCGCCCATTCGAGCTGGCGCTGCCGATTGCCAAGATCGCGGCATCAGGGCAAGGCACAATGAACTCAACCACAGAGGTTGTCGATCTTGACCTGCAGGACTTCATGTTCATGCTGGAGGCGGCATGATCTTCAATCTGAACCGGCCTCGGAACCTGGACGACGCTCGTACCGTTATGTCCGCATGGCGGGAACAACGCGATGCGATGTCAAAAGCACGCGCGCGGAAGGGCACCAATGTAGACGGCATGCTGAAGAAGAACGAGCGGCGCGTCGCTTCTTTGATAGCTGCCGTGCTGCGCAAGGCTGGGCGGAAAGCCGCGCGCTCGGCGAAGGAAGTCCTAAAGGCGCAGGTCAGCCAGGCGAAGATAGACAAAATCCTGGAAGACTTGGATGCAGACGGCGTCTCAGTCGAGATAATGGATGAAATCAGCTCGTCCATTCGCAAGGTTTATGCCGAAGCCAATGCCCAGGCAGTTGCCTCGGTCGGCGTCGACTCATCTGGATATTCCTTGCAGCATGCAGATGAGCTGGCAATCAAGTATGCGGAGGAGCGCGCTGCCGACCAGATCGCAGGCATCAGCGATACTACGCGCGAGGATCTTCGCTCGCTCATCACCGAATCCGTCGGCGAAGGGCAGTCTGCCGCCGACCTCGCTGACCAGATCGAAGACTCGTTTGCTTTCTCCCCGCAGCGCGCCGAGACGATTGCCCGCACCGAGCTGGCTGAGGCGCATGTGCAAGGCAACCTGCAAGGATGGCGTGATACCGGCGCTGTGTCGCAGAAGCGCTGGATCGTGGGCGGCGGCTGCTGCTCAGATTGCGACGAGATGGACGGCGCTGTTGTTGACCTCGATGAAGATTTTGAAACCGATGACGGCCCGATCGACGGGCCTCCGCTTCACCCAAATTGCCGTTGCGATATCGAGCCTCTCCTGAAAGAAGAGGCTTCCGACCAATCTGACCAAGAAGAGGAATAACCATGCAAGCCTATGACGGCATCACCTCCATCACTCCTGACGATAACAATGACCTGTCGCCTTGGGTGCAGGGAATCAGTTGCAATGTGGCCGGCAATATCACGGTGACCGATGCTCGCGGCAAGAAGAGCACCATTGGAATCATTGCCGGCTTCATCTACCCGGTACGCATCAAGCGCGTCTGGTCGACGGGCACCACTGCCACCGGCCTGCACGGATACGTTTTGCAGTAGCTTCATCAACGCAGTACAACCACAGGAGAAGAAGGAAATGTTCCAACAACTGAGGGACGGACTTGCAAGGGTCCGCGCTGCATTCTCGCACCACGATGGCACCGGCGCAATCCATGGCGATGCTGAAGCGGTCAAAGACCTGTTCGGCGGACTCGTGCTGCACATGGAAGAACTGCAGAAGCAGGTCGAGGGAGAAGCCTCTGCGATTGGCGACAAGGCAGTGGCCAAGCTGCGCGAAGCCATCTCCGGCGTCGAAAGCAAGGCCGAGGCATTCGAGAAGTCGGTCACTGACGAGCTGGCCAAAATCCGCGAGGAAGTCCAGGCGGATATGACGGCGCGCCTGGAAGCTGTTACTTCCGAATTCGAGAAGAGGGTAGCCGCACTGGAAAGCAAATTCCAGCCGGCTGAAACCAGCGAAGCGCCCGCATCGGGCGGCGGCGGCAAAGGCGGCAAGGGGTAAAGCATGGCTCGACTGCTCGCCAAGGAATTCTCATCGCCCGGCTCGGCAACGACCGGGTTGGCGGGATATTCCTTGGAGGGGCAGCGCATGCCGCGCAAGATGCGCCGCGCCAAGCTGAAGGCCATGCCTGCCGCCGTTGCCAAGGCGCTCTCGGTGGATAATGCCGCGCACTCGACGGCAGCCACCTCGCCTTACAACCTCAAGCCTTTGCCTAGCGCTGCGAGGATCCGCGCAGGCAACTATGCCAAGGGCCACATCCGCGTGGCAGGCATCGAGATTGCAATAGAGAATCCTGCAGGCTCAAAGCGCCGGCCTGAGTGGCCTGAGATGAAGTCGCACTATGGCTACATCAAGCGCACCGAAGGTGCAGACGGCGATGCGGTCGACTGCTTTGTGCATACCGGCACGCCTCGCGATTATTCCGGCCCCATCTGGGTTATCAACCAGAATGTCAGCGGGAAGTTCGACGAGCATAAGGTCATGATCGGATGGTACACCGAGGCCGCGGCTCGCAAAGGATATTTGGACAATTACACTCCTGACTGGAATGGCCTGGCGTCGATCAAGCGCTATTCAGTGCAGGAGTTCAAGCAATGGCTCAAGAGCGGCAATACTACTGTTGCCGCCAAGCTACAGCAAGGCGGAGCGCTGCTCAAAGCGGTTGATCCTTACAAGGAGCTGACTGACCGGTTCCTGCGGCTGCTGGCCGAGGAAGAGGCCAAGCTGAAGAAGGATGAAGTCGGCCATGAATTCCATGGCAACCAATGGACAGGCGGCATCGGAGGCGGAAAGCCTGCAGGTGCCAAGCCCACTTCATCCAGCGAGAAAGGCGTCAAGGGTAAGGTGCATGACCTGCTGTCGTCTGGCCACAAATTTACTTTCCAGGAACTGCATGAGGCATGCGGCAAGCCGCCTGAGAAGGCGCTGAAGAATGCGCTATCCGAGCTGAAGAATCCTAAGTGGGCTGGCCCAAAGGGCGCGCTCACCATTGTCAAGATTGGCGACAACTATCTGGTTGAGCCTGGTTTCAAAGCGCCTGCCGGCGACAAGGCAGAGCCTGCCGCAGCGGCCAAGCCGGCAGCAGCCGAGGAAGTTCCTGCCGGCACCAAGACCGAAGGCGGCATCAAGTATGCCTCCAATTTCGGCTCAAAAACCGTGCAGCCTTGGAACCAATATAAAGGCGCGCCTGCCACCAAGGCGCAGGCAGACGAAATCTACAAAGGTCAAAAAGAGCTCAATGAGTTCAACTTCAAGAACAATATCTCTCTGGCAAACGGCGATCAGCAGAAAATTGCTGATGCGCTGAAAGAATTCAAGGAAGGCCGGGCTGATGCCTTGGCGCAATGGAAAGCGAATACCACCGGTGAAGCGCAAGTGGTGCAATCGCAGAATATCTACGAAGCCGACAAGCTCCTTGGAAAGAACGTTGCCGAGGGCATGCCAATGGATAAGGCAATGATGCAGTGGAAGAACGACACTGCAGCCGAGAAGATGGGCACGCTCGGCAAGAAGCCTGAGGTAGAGGCAGCCAAGCCTGCAGCCAAAGAAGAGCCAGTGCCTACCACCAAGGGCGAGGCATTGCCGCCGCTGACCGAAGCCAACCAGATTTCAGCAAAGGATTTCAGCGGCGATGGAAAGAGCGACTTCGAGACTTTGTTCACTGCTACCGGCCAGGCTTTCAAGAAGCAATCTGATGACGCGGTTACCAACAAGAAAACCGTCGAGTCACAGCTCAAGGCACAGCTCAATGGCAATGCAGCATTTCAGAAGCTGCGCAACGGCTTAAAAGCGCAGGGCAACAAGACAAGCGCAGAGCGCGCACTTGTAGCCAAGTGGGCCGGCACGTCGAATGACCACGACAACGTGGCCATTGCCATGCAGCTTGCAGCGCGCGACGAATTCAATCTGGATAAAGACAGCGTGAACTTCAATCGTGCTTCGCAGCAGCTTAACTCGCTGGGTGAGTCTGGCATCTATGCGGCAGCAGGCAAGGAGTACGGAGTATCCGGGCCTGAGTTTCGCGCCGGGGCAATGGCTTTCCAGCGCGCCCAGTACGACGTGACTCAGAAATTCCTGGCGGATGCAGGGCTGAAAGAGGTTGCGCTGGTGCGCGGCATGAAAGAGATGTACGGCTCAGGAGTCGAAGAGGTCGGTCTTAATATGCAGCCGGCTTCTTCTTTCTCGCACAACTATGGCACTGCTCACAGCTTCTCAGGCGGCCATAGCGTTTTTGCTGTCAAGGTTCCGGCGACGCAGGTTCTTGGAAGCTATCGCACAGGCTATGGCTGCTCGAATGAATTCGAGGTAGTGCTGCTAGGCGGCAAGAACTTCCGCGCCGTCCGCATCGGCTACAAGGACGCATCTGGAATAAAGGAAATGGCCGGCAGCGTCAAGAGCTACTTCAACGGAAAGGGAGTGTCATGAGGACTATCCGCATCGATGACAAGCCCGAGAACCAGGACTGGCTCAAAAGGACATGGGACTTGCCCGCATATAAATCGACCGAGTTCTTGGAGATGTTTCCTGACCTCGATCACTTTCGCACCTTGCCTGTGTACAAATTTGCAGAGGAGCAGGGATTGATTTTAGACGACGAGTGGATGGGCGTGCCGGACAGGCGTGACGGCGCGCGACTGAAGGCTGTCACGCCGAAAACCAACGGAGGCAAATAATGACGCAAGCAGCAACCCAGAAGGTCGACCGCATTGCATTTGCGCGGCTGACCAAGATCGACGAATCCAAGCGGCTTGTGTATGGCCGCGCGGCGCAGGAAGTGAAGGACCGCTCCGGCGAAATCTTCGACTACGAGACGTCGAAGCCGCTCTTCCAAAAATGGTCCGAGTCGCAGCGCCAGGCATCGCTCGGCAAAAGCGCGGGCAACGTGCGCGCCATGCACAAGGACATTGCTGCCGGCATCTTGACGCCGGATGAAGGCATCGTCTTCAATGATGCTGAGCGCGCAATCGACATCTGCACGCATGTCACCGACGACCAGGAATGGGCCAAGGTGGAAAGCGGCACCTACACCGGCTTCTCCATTGGCGGCCGCTACGCCAAGAAGTGGACCGACGGCGAAGGCAACCCTCGCTATACCGGAGAGCCTTCGGAAATCTCGCTGGTCGACCGGCCTTGCGGCCCGACATCCAACTTCTTCGAGGTGCACAAAGCAGACGGCACAACGGAGAACCGCGAATTCACCGGCTTCGATGTCAAGCTGATGGCAGGCGGCAAGGATACCGGCATCATGGTCAAGTCCGCCAAGCTGCCGCAAGTCGGCGAGGAATTCGAGCACGAGGGCCAGGCATTCCTGCTCCACAAGATCGAGGACGACACTGCCGAGGTTGAGTTCGTCTACAACGTGCAAGGCACGCCCGAGGAGCTGGGCGCATTCGCCAAGACGCTGGCAGATCAAGGCCTCACCATCGCTCAGGCAACTGAACTGCTCGGCAAGCGCGCCGCTCCTCCTGAAAAGGAAGAAGTGATCGAGGTCTCCGATGCCGACACCTTTGCCAAGGCGGCGCAGATGGCTTTCGACGAGGAGAAGATCGGCCTGGCCGACTTCGCCAAGCTCGATGACGAGAAGCGCAAGCCCTGGTTGGAGAAGGCACGCGCCGAGCTGACCAAGGTCGATGCTACCAAGCTGGTCGAGAAGCTGGCCAAGGGCTACGGCAGCGCCACCTTTGCAGATCCCGCAAACCGCCGCTGGCCGGTCGACACGCGCGAGCAGGTGCAGGCTGCGCTGAAGTTCTGGGGCATGAAGAAGTCCCGCTCCAGCTACAGCGCCGAGGAGCAGGAGAAAATCGGCGCGGCCATCCATGCGGCGGCTGACCGGATGGGCATCAGCAAGGACGATGCCGCCAAGCTGGAAGGCATGTTCGGCAAGGCGATGGAAGAGCGGCGGGGAGCTGTATCGCTTGCGCTGGCCAAGCTTGCCAAGGCCGATGCAACTGCCGGCACGGAGGAGACCGACGCGCAAGCCGCGGCAGCATTGGAGCATACTTTCCTGCGCAAGGGTCTCGTCACCTGCGCCTCCTTCGCCTATGCCATTAATTCGCTTTGCCAGATCGCCGAGGCCTGCGAAATGGAAGCGGCCATGGAAGGCGACGGCTCCGACCTGTGCAACCGCATCTACGCCCTCATTGCCGAGCTGGGCGAAGCGCTGAAGGACATGGTCGACGAGGAAATCAAGGAGGAAGTCGACGGCGACGAGGTCTCGGTCGCGCCAGCCATGGCAATGTCGCAAGCACTGGCCGGTCTGGCTAAGCGCGCCGAGCCGCTCATGAAAGCAATGGGAACGAGCCACATGCAGAAGCTGCATGACCGCACCCTCACCAAGGGCGCTGTCTGCAACGGCTCTCCTGCCGCCGGCGGCGATATCACGGTGACGGCAGCCAATGGCGCGGCCAATCCTTCGCCCGATGTTGCCACTCTCAAGATGGTCATTCCCGGCTTGACCGACGAGGGAGCAAACATGCTCTCGAAGTTGTTCTCGCAGCAGGCCACTTTGCAGAAGGCAGCGCCGGCCGACGGCGATGAAGTCACCACGCTGCGCAAGACCGTCGGCGACTTGCAGGCACGCCTTGCCAAGGTGGAGAAGCAGCCGATGCCCGCGCGTATCCATGCGCGCGTGGTTCCGACCGGAGTGACCAAGGAGCAGGATGGCAGCCGCACCAATGCCGACCCTGCCATGGAGAAGGCAGCGCAGATCGCAGCCGGCATCGAACCCGTGATGGATAACATGGGCAAGATCGACGAAGCTGCAACTGCTGTGAAGATCATGCAGAAACTGGGTGGCCGCCGGGTAAATCCGTAGGCTGAACGTCAACCTCAACCGCATCAAAACTGAAGCAAACTCAACCAACCAAACGGAGTAACAGATGAATCTCACAGACGTCAAAGAAATCACCCTGCAGACCCTGGCCAAGAGCGAGGAAATGCGGGCAGCGCTGGGCGCAGCCAATCCCGAACTGCTGAAAGCAGGCTGGGTGCAATCCGCCACGGCAACCAGCGGCATCACCGCCTATGACCTGGAAGCGCCGGCCAAACTGCTCTTCCCCGTCATCACCCCGCTGCGCAACATGATTCCGCGCGTATCGGGCAAGGGCGGCATCCAAGCGAACTGGCGCGCCGTCACCGCGCTGAATACCCAGAACCTGGGTATCGGCGTTGAAGAAGGCAAGCGCTCGGGCGTGACTACCACGCAGACGACCGACTACATCGCCATCTACAAGGAACTGGGTCTGGAAGACTCAGTGACCTTCAAGGCTGACCGCGCCGCGGTGGGCTTCGAAGACCTGAAGGCGCTGTCGGTGTCCAATCTGCTGAAGGCCACCATGATCGAGGAAGAGCGCATCATGCTCGGCGGCAATACCTCGCTCGCGCTCGGCACCACCGCCAATGCCACCCTCACCCAAGCCAACTCCGGCGGCGCGCTGCTCGGCAATACCGCCTACGGCGTGGGCGTGGTTGCCCTGACGCTGGACGGCTTCCGCCGCGCAGCGCTGGCAGGCGGCGTCGTGCAGCAGTACACCCGCTCCAATGCGGATGGCACCACCACCGTCATCAATGGCGGCACCGCAGCGCCTTCGTCTCAGGCCAATATCACCACGGCCAACGACGGCGCCAACCTCCACATCATCAATGCCACCGTGACTGCCAAGGCCGGCGCATTCGCGTATGCCTGGTTCTGGGCTGCTGCGGCGAGCGCTCTGGTGCTGGGCGCAATCACCACCATCAACAGCGTGGTCATCACGGCCAACGCGACCGGCACTTCCACCTCGCCCGGTACCGCGAACTTCTCCGCGCTGACTGCCAATGATTTCTCGACCGATGGCCTGGTCTTCGACGGCATCCTGACCTTTGCGGCCAATGCCTCGCTCAACAGCTATCAGCAAGTGATGGCAACCGGCAACGCCGGCGTGGGCACCCCGCTCACTGCCGACGGCTATGGCGGCGTGAAGGAAATCGACACCGCGCTGAAGTACTTCTGGGACAACTTCCGGCTGTCTCCGACCCGCATCTGGGTCAACTCGCAAGAGATGAAGAACATCACCAACGCGGTGCTGAAGAATGCCAATACCGGCGCGCAGCGCTTCAACGTCGTGGTGGACAATTCGGGCATGATCGCGGGCGGCTTCAAGATCGCGAGCTACCTGAACAAGTACACCATGAACGGCGGGCAGGAAATCCCGGTCCTTATCCACCCGAACATGCCCGCAGGCACCATCCTGTTCGACACCGACGAGCTGCCCTACCCGCAGTCCAACGTCGCCAATGTCAAGCAGATGCTGCTGCGTCAGGACTACTGGCAGATCGAGTGGCCTGTGACCACCCGCAAGTACCCCTTCGGCGTGTACTTCGACGGCGTGCTGCAGAACTACTTCCCGCCGGCGTTCGGCATCATCACCAACATCGCTGACGGCCTGAACTAACAGGGCCTGACTGACGAGCCAGTACCCCGCCCGGGTTACAACGTCCGGGCGGGTTTTTACCTAGTCCATAAAATCTCAGGAGAGCATCAAATGAAACGTTTTCCGAACACGCAAGTCATGTTCCGCGACACCTTTGCGGCCGGCAATATCACTGTCCGCGGCATCAACCTGGAAGCCGAGGACGGCTACATCGAAGGCCCGGCTGACCTCGAGAAGGATATCGAGCCGCACGGCTTCATGCGCGTGGAGAAGTGGCTTGCCAGCCTGAAGCCGGAGCAGCGCATTGAAGAAGCCGCAAAGGATTCCGACCTGCTCGGTTTCCTGAGCCGCGCCGAGCAAGCTGCCGCCAAAGAGCGCGCAGCCAAGCAAGGCAGCGCCCGCCGCTAATCCGACGCATCGACAGGAGACATAGATGGACCTCACTACTCTGGCACGCGCCAAGGCAATGCTTTCCGGCGGAGTGGGGTCCATTCCTGCCGACCCAATGATACAAGGCTTGATTGCGATGGCTTCCGATGCGGCGGTGCAGTTCTGCTCCCGCACATTCCAGCGCGCGACAATGGCCAACTTGCTCTTGAACGGCTCGGGCACCTCGCGCCTGATGATGCCGTCCAATCCAATCATCGCAGTCACCGGCCCTATCCTGGTCGATGGCTACAGCTACTCACAAGCACCTACTGATTCAAACGGCTTCGGCTTCAACACTGCCGCGGCAGGCTATGGCTGGGACCGCAAATTCCTGTACATGTTCGGAGGCTGCATCTTTCGCCAGGGCTACCAGAATGTGCAGATTCCTTCGCTCACCATTGGCTACACCACGAGCGAGACAGGAACTATTCCCAATTCAAACCCTGCGACAATCATCCCGCGCCAGGGCAGCATGGTTGACCTGCAGGGCCAGCCCATGTCGACAGCAGGCTATGCCTTCGCAGACAAGGGCGTGGTGTTCACTGCGACTGGAGTCGCGCTGACTCTCGTGTCTGGCACTCCTGCGACAGGCCAGTATGCCTTCTCCGATGGGGTCTATACTTTCGCCCAAGTCGACAATGGCAAGCAAGTCAAAATGAGCTACGACTTCGTGCCCGCTTCGGTAGAGCTGGCAGTGGTCGAGACGGTTGGCGCGAAGCTGCGCAACCAGCAGAACTACGGTATTCGCTCGCGCACCATCGGGCAGGAGACAGTCACTTATTCCGATATGGCGCTGAGCAAGTCGGCTCAGAACCTCCTGCAGCCTTACCGCTGGGTGGTGCAGCCGTGAATATCCAGATCCATGTCAAGGACGATATGGTCGTTGGAATGCTCGCGGCCTATCCTACCCGCCTGCTCGAATCGATCAAGCAGGCCATGGATGTTTACACCATTCGCCTTCAGGCGCGAGTCAAGGCAAAGCTCACTGATAATGTTCTGCATGTCCGCACCGGCACCTTGCGCCGCTCTATCAACCGGCAGGTGCAGGCCATCTCCTCGACCAAAGTGCAGGGCATCGTCGGCACCAATGTCCCTTATGCAGGCGTGCATGAGTACGGCTACCATGGTACGGTCTTCGTGCCCGAGCATACCCGCCGCATCACCACTGCTGCCAAGACAGGCCTTACCTATGCAAAGGCCAAGATCGGCCCAATCGGTTCCAAGCGCACACGCTATATCCAGGGCATGGCCACGGTCAAGGGCCACAGCATGAAGATGAATATTCCAGAGCGGCCGTTCTTGCGGCCTTCTCTTGAAGAGACAATCGAAGAGGCGCGCGAGCTGTTGCGCATTGCTTTACTGGAGGCAGCAAAGTGAATCGCGAAAATATCTACGCTGCATTGTTTGCCCGCATCAGTGCGGCGACATGGCCTGCCATACCCATTTCCGGAGCAACAACCTGGGCAAGCGCATCGCGCAAGATGCAAGGCTGGGCTGAAGTCCCGCCTGGCAATATGCCTGCATTGTTCCAGACACAGGTCAGCGAGCGCGTGAAGCGCGATCCAGGCAAGCCTCCTGTCTGGACGCTGATGGTTGAACTGCGCGTCTACGTTGCGCACCTGGCCAACACCGATCAGTCAGTTATTCCAACGCAGCAATTGAACCCAATCCTTGACGCCATACAGGCGGCGATGGAGCCGACTTTTGTCGACGGAGACCCGCAGCGCTGCACGCTGGGCAAGCTGGTCTACGACTGCAAAATAGTCGGCGAGGTGAAGGACTTCGAGGGAGATCTCGGCGATCTCGGAGTTCTAGTAATACCCGTCGAGATAATCGTCCCCTTTTAAGGAGTCATTCATGCAATACTTTTTCGGTACCGGCTCTGTCTACGGTCGGCAGACGGGGGTTAACAATCCGACCCCCATTCGCTTCGGCGCAATCCAAGACGTATCGGTCGACATTTCTTTCGAGAACAAGGAGCTGTTCGGTCAGTACCAGTTCCCTCTGTACGTCGCGCGCGGCCCGGGCAAGATCAGCGGCAAGGCCAAGTTCGGCCAGCTCTTTGGCGCTGCTTTCAACAATCTGTTCTTCGGCGAGTCCTCGCTCGGCACGCAGCCTGTGCTGACGGCCATCGACGAGGTGCAGACCGTTGCCTCCAACAACGTCACCGTCACCAACAACGGCAACGGCACCTACGTGGAGGACCTGGGCGTTCTGAACATGGCAACGGGCATCAACATGAGCCGCGTGGCAGCCGCTCCTTCGGGAACCGGCAACTACTCGGTGAATGAAACGACCGGCGTCTACACGTTCAACAGCGCCATGAACGGCGTGCAGGTGGCAGTCAGCTACGACTACAATGGCGCGGCCAACAGCGGCACCCTCATCACGGGCGTCAACCAGCTCACCGGTTCGCAGCCGCAGTTCCTCATGGTGCTGGCCGGCTCTCTTGGCGGCAAGTCAATGCGGCTGAAGCTCAATGCCTGCATGAGCACCAAGCTGACATTGGCAACCAAGCTGTCGGACTTCATGCTGCCGGAGTTCGACTTCCAGGCGTTCACCGACGCGACCAACAACTGGGGCCAGTTCAGCTTCTCCGAGTAAGGCCCGCTCGGAAACAAAAATCTATAACCACAGGAGAAGAAGATCATGGAAGAAGCACAGCAAGAGCCGATCCGGGTTCCGCCTAAGGATGAAACCTGCAGCGGCACCTGGGTCAAGCTGGATGGCATGAAGGAATACCTCATCGCGCCGCTCAACTTCAGGTCGCTGAAAGCGCTGCGCGGGAAGATCAACGATATCCAGGCAGTTGGCATTCCTAATTCCGATCAGATCGATATCATGCTCGAGGTGACGCATGCCGCCATCAAGCGCAACTATCCTGCACTGCAGAAGGACCAGCTCGAAGACATGATTGACATGGGCAATTTCCAAGACGTGTTCATGGCGGTCATCATCGGCTCAGGCCTGGAGAAGAAGGTGGACAAGCCGGGGGAAGCTCAGGCGGCGAGCTGAACTGGGACGCACTCTACGGCAAGCTGATGGTGGAGTGCGGCTATACTTATGAGTACATCGACAACGAGATGGACCTCATAAAGCTTGCCGCCCTTAATGCAAGGTGGAAGACTGTCCCACCGCTTGGAGAGACAGTTTCTGTAATAGCGCAGATATTGGGCGCTGAATTGAAGCAGACTGATGCAGCACAGAACGATGCGGCTCTGTTGGCGCAAGCAAGGGCCGAGGCTGCATCGCTTAATCAAGGAGCTGTAAGGTGAGCGATCCGAACGAGGTAGGCATATCGGTAACAGCAGACACCGACGGCGCAGTACAGGCCGTCGACCTGCTCAACAAGCGCTTCGAGGAATTCTCGAAGAGCATGGCTGAGCAGAGCAAGGAGCTGACCGAGAAGCTTACCTCGGTTGGCGAGAAGTTCAATCAAGTCAAAAGCCAGATCATGGCGATGGTTGCCGGCGGCAGCTTCGCCGAAATCATCAAGGAGGCTGATGAGTTTACCGAGGCATCATTCAAGATGTCTGAGATGCTCGGCACCACCACCGAAAAAGCAACCGAGCAAGTCGCGGCGCTGAAGCTTATCGGCGTTTCAGCCGAGCAATATGAAGGACTCCTGCAGCGCATGACTCTGCAGGTGCGCAACAATGAGCAGCGCTTGAACGCACTAGGCGTCGCCACGCGAGGGGCCAACAACGAGTTCCTCGATGGGCAGCAGATCATGCAGAATGCCTTGGGCGCTCTGCAGCAATTCAAAGAAGGAACCGACCGCAACCTGGCTGCCACCGAATTGTTCGGCCGCGGATGGGGAGCTGTGCTGCCGCTGCTTCGCCTCAATAGCGAGATGATGGCGCGCGCCAAGCAGGACGTTGAAGATCTTGGCCTGGCAACCACCAAGACCGGCGTCGATGACATGCACCGCTTCCATACGGCCACTGCAGAAGTTGGGCTGGTGCTGCAAGGCATGGGAAAGGCTATCGCCGAGTACATGATGCCGCGGCTTGAAGCCATGGCGCTGTGGTTCCGCGAGGTTGGTCCTACTGCAATCAAGATTCTCGAAGGAGCTTTGAAAGGGCTGGGCGGAGTCATCGAGGTTCTTACCAAGATGTGGCAATCGCTCATAACCTACTTGCTTGCCACCATCAGCATTATCACCGCCACGATTGAGGCAGTCGGCGGAATGGCCGCGGCTATTGCCAGCCCTCACCCGGTCGATGCAGCAAAGCAGCGCTGGCGCAAATTCATGGACGAGCTTGTCCTCATCACCTCGCAGACCAAGGCGCAGGTTGACGATATCTGGGACAAGCCTTTGCGCAAAGGCGAGATACACGCCGAGGGCAGCGAGGGCAAGAAGGGCGGCAAGAGCTATACCGGCAAGGCCAAGGGAGAAGAGAGCGCGGTTCAGAAGCTCAAAGAAGAGCTTATGAACAAGCACCTCGAAGATACCAACCTGCTCGAGAACACGGCCAAGTCCGACAAATCGTTCTGGGAATCGCACCTGCACGATTTCAAGGAGAAGAGCAAGGAATGGTTCGCCGTTCGCCAGCAGATCTACACGCTTTCCAAGCAACTGGCCCAGCAAGGGCAGGCTGATGCCAAGGCCGACGAAGCACAGCAGATGGCCGAGGCCCGCACCTCAAAGGAGGAAAAGGTAAAGATCGCCGGAGAATGGGCTGAGCATCAGAAGTCTATCTACGGCGAGGACAGCACCGAATACAAGCAGGCCATCCGCGAGAAGACCCAGGCGGAGATGGCACTGCATGATTTTAAAGTTCAGCTTCAAGCATCTGAGATAGACAGCAATGCCAAGCACAATACAGCTTTGCTTGCCCAGGAGATGGAGCGGCAAAAAGGCCGCCTGGCGATGGGCCAGATCACCGAGCAGACCTTTGCACTCTATGAGCAGCAGAACGCGCGGCAGACTTACGACATTCAGCGCAAGGCTCTTGAGGACAAGCTGGCTCTTCTCGAGAAAGACAAGCTCGATACCAAAGAAGCAAAGGACGAACTACTTAAGCTCGATGACGACTATGCACTGAAGCAGATACAAAATCAGGTCAAGGTAGGCGAAGCGCTCAAAAAGAATTGGGACAATATTTTTTCGTCTATCAGCAATGCTTTTGATACTTCAATCAAGGGCATGATAATGGGCACCACCACTTTTCAGAAAGCGCTTGCAAATATCTGGCAATCGATACTGGGCGAGTTCATAAACATGCTCATCAAGATGGGCAAGCAATGGCTCGTCAACAAGCTGGCCGAGATTCAGCTTGAGCGCCTGTCAGCCGCGGCACACCTGCAGGCAGAGACAGCCAAGACCTCTTCTACCTTGGTAGGAACCGCAGCGCGCTCTGCTGCAGAGCAGGCTGCTGCCGATGAAGGACTTGCAGCCCAGGCAATGTCTGCCATCAAGACCATCATGAACAATGCGGCCACTACGTTCTCAGGCGTGTTCGCCGCGCTGTCAGGCATTCCTATCATCGGTCCTTTCTTGGCAGCCGCGGCTGCACCGGCTGCGGCGCTGCTTGTAGCAGGAGAAGCAAGCGCGGTTACCTCGGCAGCAGGCGGCTACGATATTCCTGCCGGCATCAACCCAATGGTCCAGACTCACGAGAAGGAAATGATCTTGCCGGCTCATCTTGCCGACACCATCCGCGGCATGGCAGCAGGAGGCGGAGGAGGTGGAGCGGTTCACGTGCACATGCATGGCGATGTTTACGGCATGGATGACTTTGAGTCTGCTGTCACTGCTGCCGTGCGCAAAGGCGCGCGAACTGGCAGCAAGGACCTGGCAATGTCGAGCAAACGGAGGTAAGAGGAAATGAGCAATTCAGTTTACCCTGTTCTTGCAGGCCTCGGCTGGAGCGTCATCAAGACGCCCAAGTGGAGCACTGCAAAGCAGGAGACGGCAAGCGGCCGCGAGGTGCGGCTTGGCTTCTTCAGCAGCCCGCTCTACCGCTTCCAATTCATCTATAACCTATTGCGCTCAGGCACGATAGCAGGCAACCCTTACACCGAGCTTCAACAGCTCATGGACTTCTTCAATTCAATGAAGGGAGACTTCGACGATTTTCTGCTCGATGATCCCTCAGATGATTCGGTCACCGATATGGCATTCGGTTCAGGCGACGGATCGACCACTGCATTCCAGCTAACCAGGACCATCTATACCGGCGGCTTCGTTGATCCAGTCATGAACGTGAATACGCTGACCAATGTCAAGGTCGCAGGAGTTGCCAAGACGCTGGGCGTTGACTTCACCATCAGCTCTACCGGGCTTGTGACATTCACCGCAGCGCCGGCCAATGGCGCAGCATTGACCTGGACCGGCACCTATTACTATCGCTGCCGCTTCGATATGGATGACGAGATGGACTTCGAAGAATTCTACTGGCAGCTTTGGACAGCGAAGAAAGTTCGCGTCTATGGCGGACTAGGAGTAAAGATTTGAAGCCCGCCAGCGCAGGGATGATAACGCTGCTCACGAGTACTGGAGCAGCGCAGAAGCTTCTGCAGGCTGACCTGTATACGCTAACGCTTGCCGATAGCACGGTGCTTCGCTATACCAGTGCCGACCGCGATATCACCATATCTGGCGTGACCTGGGCGCAAGGGCCGCTGTTCAAGCGCGGCTCTACCAGCTACAAGCTAGGCACCGAAGCCAGCTCCTTGCAAGTCACAATTACTCCCCGCAGCGCCGACCAGCTTGCATCGCTTGCCTGGCTGCAGGCAGCTTCCAATGGCGCGCTCGATGGAGCTACTATGCTCATCGAGCGCTTCATAACCGACAACTGGGCAGACACCTCGCGCGGGAAGATCTACCACTTCTTCGGCCTCTGCGGCGCAGTCGACATGGACCGCATGTCGGCAACTATCACGCTCAACAGCCCAGCCATCCTGCTTAACCAGCAGTACCCGAAGAATTTGTTCCAGGTCACTTGCATCAATACGCTGTATGACTCTGCCTGCACCGTCAACAAGGCAGCCAAGACAGTTGCAGGCGCAGCGCTGGCAGGCGGCAGCGCCAGCACCTTTGGAACAAACCTGGTACAAGCCGATTCTTACTTCAATCTCGGCGTCATCAAGTTCACCAGCGGACAGAACTCAGGAGCATCGCGAGCTGTCGACAGCTACTTGCTCGCAAGCGGTCAGGTCTCTGTCGCTTATCCGTTCTCTTATGCGCCGGCAGCAGGCGACACATTCAACATCTACCCAGGCTGCAATAAGCTATTCACTGGCGACTGCCTAGGCAAGTTCGCCAATCAGGCAAATTTCAAGGGGCATCCGTTTATCCCCGTTGCGGAGACAGCATTCTAATGGACGCCAAGGAGAAAGAGCTTCGCGAGCGCGTCGCGGCCATTGCCCGCGAGTGGCTGGGCACGCCGTACCATCATGCAGCCCGCGTTAAAGGACAGCAAGGCGGCGTCGATTGCGCTACTCTTCTATGCGAGGTATACCGCGAAGCGGGCATGGTGGGCAGCGTCGATATTGACTTCTATCCTCCAGACTGGCATATGCATCGCGACATAGAGCGCTATGTTACCAAACTTTCCGAGTATGCCTGCGAGGTGCCGCTTGACAATCCGCAGCCTGGCGACGTGCTGGTGGTGAAGTTTGGGCGTGCCTTCAGCCATGGCGCTATTGTCGTTGCCTGGCCGCTTTGCGTGCATGCGGTCCTGCGGCAGGATGTCCAGTATGTCGATGCCAACCGCGACGTGGTGTTCCAGCACAATAGCGGCGAGCTTCGCGAGCGCAAGCTGTTCTCTCTGTGGGGAGAGCGCAAGTGAGCTTTCTTACCGGATCGGGCAAGCAGCCGCAGGCAGAGCAGCCGCAAATAGCGCAAGGCCTGCGCATACAGACAAGCGTCCAGTCGAAGCCTATTCCAATTGTATGGGGAGCTAACCGCGTCGGCGGCAACCTGCTTTGGTACGGCGCATTCCAGGCCATCGTCTCGCAGGCGGGCGGAGGAGGCGGCAAGGGCGGCGGCGGCGGCAAAGGCTCACTAGGCGGAGGCGGAGGCAAGGGCGGGGGCGGAGGTTCGCAGACTGTCACTTACTCAGCCAGCTTCGCTATCGCTTTGTGCGAGGGGCCGATTGCCAGCGTCGGCAAGGTATGGGGCAACTCATCCGTGTTCGCCACGGCTGCCGCGGCTAGCATGAACACGTTTACCGGCACCTATCCGCAGACGCCTTGGTCTTACTGGTCATCCAACTTTCCTTCGGCTGCGCTCAATTACAATGGCCTTGCCTATGCATCTGTTGCCGCTTTCCCGCTTGGAGTCTCGCCTGCTCTGCCCCAATACAGCTGGGAAATAAATGGGTTCCTGCAGTACGGAGGCGGGATCGTCGATGCCAATCCGGCAGACGTGATCGTTGATTTCCTTACCAACTCCAAGTATGCCTGCGGCCTGTCGTCGTCCTATGTGGATGACCTGTATACGGCCAACAACAGCTACAGCAAATACTGCGTGGCCAATGGCCTTTTCTTCAGCCCGGTGCTCGATTCGCAAGAAGCTGCCAACTCCATCCTAGACAGGTGGACAGCACTGACCAACAGCACCATGGCTTGGCGCGCGCCTGGCAAGTGGACTGTGCTGCCTTACGGCACGCAAACAGCGACGGGAAACGGCGTTACCTTTACTCCCAATCTTGCGCCGGTCTATGCGCTTACCGATGATTCCTACTACGTCAAGAAGAAAGGGCAGCCGCCTGTAAAAATCAAGCGCAGCGATCCGACTGATGCATATAACAGGATGACGCTTGAGTGCGTTGATCGGAGCAATGATTACAACGTGGCCTCGGTCGAATGGAAAGACCAGGCAGCGATCGACCAGTTCGGCCTCATCAATTCTCCCAATTCAGTGCCTGGTCACGAGTACACCTCGCAGGCCATAGCAATCATTGCTGCCCAGCTCATCGGGCGCAAGCAGCTTTATGTCCGCAGGACTTTCCAGTTCAGCCTGCCGGTAACGTTCTGCTTGCTTGAACATGGCGACTATGTGTCGCTTACTGATACTCAAGCAGGACTCTCGAATGTTCTAGCGCGTATAACCCAGATCGACGATGGCGAGGACAAAGACGGCGTGCTCACCATCGATGCCGAGGAAGTTCCTATTGGACCGGCGCAGCCGGCGCAATACGGCGCGCAAGCTTCGAGCGGCAATATTCCCAACTACAATGTCGCGCCTGGCTCTATCAATACCCCGCTCATCTTCGATGCGCCTGGCGTCCTCACCACCGGCGGCTTTGAAGTCTGGGCAGGCGTAGGATCGTCAAGCCCGACATGGGGCGGGTGCGAAGTCTGGGCCAGCACCGACGGCAGCAGCTATGCTCTGCAAGGAACTATCTACGGCGCTTCGCGTTATGGCTCGCTGACTTCTTCGTTTGCCAGCGGCAGCGATCCTGACACAACGCACACTTTGGCTGTCGACCTGACACAGAGCCGCGGCTCGCTCATCGCAGGAACATCGACCGATGCAGACAACCACAATACGCTTATCATGGTTGACGGCGAGGTCATGTCTTACTCGGCTGCCACGCTGACTTCGCAATACAAGTATAACCTAGGAACATATATCCGCCGTGGCATCTTCAATACTGCGATCAGCTCGCATATCAATGGCGCGCCTATCATCCGCATCGATGACCAGATAGTCAAGTCATCCTATCCTTCCAACTGGGTAGGCAAGACCATTTATCTGAAGTTCACCAGCTTCAATATCTATGGCGGCGCGATCGAGTCGGTTGCCAGCGTGCCTGCGTACACCTATGTCATCGGCGGCCCGCTTGGCGCGCCTGACAACGTGGCAGGCTTCACCACTGCAGTCGACGTGCTCGGTCCGCTGCTGACCTGGAACAGCGTCGCTAATCCAAATGCAATGGATTACGAGATACGCGTCGGCGCGAGCTGGGCGGCAGGCACGCTTGTCGGCCGCATACAAGGAACGCAGTTCCGCATCCCGCCTCTGGCAGCAGGCAGCTATACTTATTGGATTGCAGCGCGCGACACTTCATTCAAGTACTCGCTGACGCCGGTCTCAACAACCTTTGTTGCTACTGCGCCCAACCAGCCTTCGGCAACGGCTGTAATCACTGCAGGGCAGATCAGCATTACCTGGCCAGCCGTGACCAGCATGTTCCCAGTCGACCATTACGAGATTCGTTATGGCGCAAACTTCGCAGGCGGAACGGTGCTTGGCACCAGCTCAGGCCTAAGCTTTGCAACCACTGCCAATTATCTGGGCAGCCGCACTTATTGGGTTGCAGCTATTGACGTAGCCGGCAATGCCAGCACTGCAGGATCAGCCTCGGTCAACATTACCGCGCCTGCCGCGCCAAGCGTTACCTATCAGGCCTTGGTCAATACAGTGCTGCTGTTCTGGACGCAGCCTGCATCGGCGCTGCCTATCCTGACGTACGAGGTTCGCAAGGGCGCGACTTATGGCGCATCAACTCTGATAGGAACAAAGACCGGCCTCTTCACTTCGTATACCGAGCAGTCAGCAGGCAGCTATACTTATTGGGTCACTGCTGTCGATGCAAATGGAAACTACGGTACGCCGGCAAGCGTCACCATTCAGGTTGCAGGGCCGGCAGGTTTTGTCTTCAAGAACCAGTACACTAGCATATTCAGCGGCACGCTGAGCAATTGCTTCAAGCAGGCAGATGGCACGCTCATCCTGCCGGTTAACACGACTGAGACTTTCCAGCAGCACTTTGTAAACCATGGTTGGTCTACTCCGCAGGATCAGGTAAACTCTGGCAATACGATCTATATCGAGCCTGCGCTCTCGCCCGGCTATTATGAGGAAGTAATCGATACCGGCTCCAATGTGACGAGCGGAGTGCAGATCAATGTTACTCCAACGACGCAAGTCGTCGCAGGCAGCCCGACGATCCAGGTTGATATCGCAACGTCTCTTGACAATATTACCTATACAAATAACACCAATGTTACGCAGATTTTTGCGACCAACTTCAGGTATATAAAATTCCGCGTCACTGCATCGGGCGGAACAGGCGACCTCTCAACAATCTCGAGCATCATTACCAAGATTGCCATCCAGCAGCAGAAGGATGCAGGCAACCAGGCTTGCGTGTCGACCGACGTCGGCGGCACCACTGCCACTTTCAATCTGCCTTTCTTCTCCGTCAACAGCATCACCTTGACGGTCATCAACAACACGAACAACTATACGGCTGTCACTTCATTCGATCCATCGACGGCTAATCCAACCACATTCAAGATACTTGTCTATAACAGCAGCGGCACGCGCGTGAGCGCCACGGTGGCGTGGCAGGCGAGCGGATTCTAAGGAGCAGACATGGCAGCCGACTACACGAAACCGGTACTGGGCGACACCTACACCAATTGGTCGTCCGAGATTATCGCCAACTACAAGGCACTGGTTCAGGGTCTAGATCCTGCAACCATCGACGGCGGCGGCACGCCTGCAGGCATGTTCACCAATGCCCGCCGCTGGAACAGCGCTAACAAGTACAACGAAATCTATAACGGCAGCACATGGGCAAAGGATACGACCAGCCTTGCCTATGACATTACCGGCAATGCTGCCACAGTAACCAATGGCGTTGTCACCACAGGGAGCTACGCCAATCCAGGCTGGATCACCTCGCTTGCCTGGAGCAAGATCACCGGCACGCCGACTCTTCTCTCAGGCTATGGCATAACAGATGCCGAGACCTCAGCGCATGCTGCCGCCACGTATGCTCCGCTGACCGGCACTGGCGCGAGCGGTACATGGGGCATCAGCATAAGCGGCACGGCTGCACTTGCGACCAACGTGGCAAGCGGCTCTGGCGGGCAGGTGCTCTATCAGTCGGCAGCCAATACCACTGCGAAGCTGGCCAATGGCTCCTCAGGCAATGTCCTCACATCAGGCGGCGGCACGGCTGCGCCTGGCTGGACTGCGCAGAGCGCCCTTGCCGTCGGCAGCGCGACCACTGCGACCACTGCGACCAACCTTGCAGGTGGCGGAGCAGCCAGCGACTCGCAGCTAGGCATTTACCAATCAGGCTCAGGTGCTACCAGCTTCTATGACGATTTCGATGCCATTGATATCGGCCACGACTTTCAGTTGTCCGGCGCAATGCCGTTCCAGCTCGGCGGCACGCCCGGTACTTCAGGCTCGATCAACTACCAGTCTGACGGCACCATACAGATTCAGTCGGATGGCACCAACTCGGCATGGTTAGGAACAGCGGTATCAGCCGGCAGCACCACGCTTGCCACGCCGTTCACCATGTCCAAGAATCCTATTGTCGCCTTCAAAGGCCGCACCATATCCGGCGGCACATCCTCGCGCTGGGTAGGCCTGGCTGAAGGAGTTCACTTTGCCTCAGACCCTAACGATGGAGTAGGCTTCCGCTGGGGCAACTCAGGAAACTATTTTGCTGTAGTTCGCAAGGGCAATGCCGACAAGTATTCCAATGATACAGGCATTGCTATCTCAACAACGACTGACCATGTGTTCAAGATAGTTATTTCGGCAAGCGGTCAGCAGGCTGACTTCTTTATCGACGGCAGCAATGTCGGTAGCTTCAATTCATCCACTAATATGCCGACCGCGGCAATGGGACTTTGCGCTTACACAGAGACCTCGGCCGGCGGCGGTCCTCGCCTGTACTACCTTCGCGGACGCCAGTACACGCGATGAAAGCAACTAGCACGGGCGCGCTGCCCATCACCAAGCCGTTCCGCGAAAGCAGCGGTATATCGTTCTCATGGAGGAGAGGCGATATCCTGCAGCCGCTCGACTACTGGTCAGCGGACGGATGGTTCTCCAACTCTCCGCCATGGCGCGAGTACTACCGCGGATATACGCGCCTGCCGCTGCCATTCATCAGCATCCGCATCGGACGCTGGGGCTTCTATGCAGGGGCCAAAGGATTCGGCGTCGACAAAGAAGATTACCTGCGCTGGGTCCCAGCGAGAGAAGTATTCGACGGCAGCACGGCGATCATGCTCAGCATACGCATGACGACCAACCTAGGAGAAGAGCAATGAAGTTGACTTATCACACCTCAGACCACTGCGGCTTCTGCGACAATGGCCACCGCAGCGGATCATTCGAGCAGCCTCTGGCCACTAGCTTTGAGTGCGACATGTTCTGGTACGATGACGACGGAGATAAATTTATCGGCATAGGCTACGGACGCAGGCAAATGACTGACTCCGAAAAATCGGAGGTGCAGGCTCTGATAGGAACCGTGAACTTTTGAAATTGCAGGGAGGGTTGTAAAGTGGAACTAGAAGAGAGGGTCAACCAAATGGAAGCTCGCATGCAACAGCTCGATGGAACGGTAGTTCAGTTAAATGCAAGCCACAAAAGAATGGGCGATCAACTTTCCGCTGTCTCTGGCCAATTGTCAGCAGTTACTGACAGCCTTGCCCAGAATAATTCTTTGACAGCTCAAAACAACGAGCTGATGAAGTGGTTCGCTGATTGGCTTACCAACATGCGCGGATTTATCAGGACTCTTGCATGGATGGGCAAGACAGCCACGTTCATAGGTAAATGGGTGGTGATGCCGATTGTAGGAGCAGGCGTCCTCATCTACATGCTCACGCACAATGGCCAAGTGCCTGGGTTTTGGAAAGAGCTCACCGGCTTTTTACGCGGAGACTGAGCAGGCCTCAACCATTACTATACCAGGAGAATCAAATGAACTTGAAGATCAAGCGCCGCCTCTACGAAAAGGACGGCATCATCAGCGACGTTACCACGCCGGAAGGCGGCAAGCTGCTCACTACTCTCGAGCATGCCTATCCTTCTGGCTTGCCTGAATTCGCCTGGCTGCCCAAGGTGCAGCCAGGCGTGTATCGCTGCGTACGCGGCGAGCACTCGCTGCATGACGGAAAGCTGTTCGAAACATTCGAGGTGACAGGCGTGCCCGGGCACAGCGGCATCCTCTTCCATCACGGCAACTGGAACCGCGACAGCGAAGGCTGCATCCTCACGGGCGACGCGCTGGCCAAGGCACCTGATCCGAAGGACAGCGGCAGCGTGCACGACCTCGTCACCAATACGCGCGTGGCCTTCGACCGCTTCATGGCGGCGCAAGAAGGCTGCGACTTCTTTGACCTGGAGGTGGTAGCATGAATCTGATGGACTTCGGAAAAGAGCTGGCAAGAATAGGCCTACCTTTGCTCGGCGCCGCTCTCCCGCTTCCAGGCGGAGCGGCCTTGGGCCAACTGCTGGCGTCGAAGATCACCGGCGACCCAGGCGCGAAGCCTGAGGATATCCTGGCGCAGCTATCGCAGAATGCCGATGCGCTTGCCAAGGCCAAGGAGCTGGAGATGAAGCACGAGGAAACAATCCTCCAGATCCAGGTCGATGCTGAGAAGTCGGCGCGCGATGCTGAGCAGCGACAGCTCGAGACCATCAATGCCACGATCCAGGCAGACGCGCGCGGATCAGGATGGTTCCAGCGAAATCACCATGGCATTGAGTGTCTGCTCTCGGTCATTACCGTGCTATGCGTTTACTTCGGCTTGCCGCTTGCCCATGTACCGGTGCCCGATGTTCCTGCCAATGCATGGCTGATGCTCATGGCCTTCACTGGCGTGGCAGCATGGCAGCATGGCCAGACCACAAGGCAGTTGGCGCAGAATCAAGGCGCAGCCATCCAGGCGGTATCAGGAAACTAATAAGCATCCTTGCCTCGCGGCGAGGTGCGCGCCTGGAGGGTCCTACTTCTCCTACCTTTGGGATGCGCCTTAAGGGCAGAGCCGGAAACGGCCCTGCCCTATTTTTTCGAGTCGTCTAGAACAACGGTTGTATCGCCAAGCTGTGTCCGCATCTTGATCGGCGCGCCGCCTTCAATGCACAAGCAGACAATATGATGCAGGTACATTGTTTTCATGCCGCTGTCGAGAGGCGGCGCACTGAAGAAGATCTTCTTCATCTTGCTCTCGTACTCAGTCACCGACTTTACTGCCATGGTCCAGGCAGGCGGAGTGAAGATCCAGGCAGCAGGATCCTTCTGCGTCTCATTGATGCACCTGACGCGAGCACGGCTGAGGATGCTCATGAGCAGGGTAAAGTCCATCAGCTTGGATCCAGCGCCCATCTCTTTCCCTTCGGTACCACAAAGAAGCAGCCGCGGTGCGCAGCTTCTGCCCGCGCCTTCCCTATTCTAAGCGCTTGCTCGACTTCTACCGCGCGGCTGAGCTGGCCCATGCCGCGGCCGAGCAGCATTCCTGCGCCCAGCGCCGCGGCAAGAAGCGCAGCGCCAAGCCATTTCAGCTCCCCGCGGCTCACGGCGCGCCTGCATCGTTAGCTGCGGCAGGCACCTTCTGCCGCGACTCCTCTATGGCCACGCGCACGGCTTCGCGGCTTATCTCCTTGCCTTCCATATAAGCTGCATGCGCGAGGTCGAAGATGGCCTTGTACGGAATGCCGAAGCACTGCGCAATGCCCACGCAGACAATCTCCAGCATGCATGCGCCGATGCGGACCTGGGCATGCTCGCTGACAGCAAGGCCATTGACCAGCACCAGGCGCGCGTCCTCCATCAGCTCGCGCGCCGCGACCAGGGCATCGGACAGGTCAGGCTCGAGTCCGAACTGTATGCAGGTGCCGGCAGCCGAGGTCATGGTCTCTGCCACGCCGACGGCAATTTCCATGATGTTCTGGTTGTTGATGCCCTGGCGTATCAGTCCGTCAGTTGCCATGCGGACCGAGCGTGCCCGGCCGTGGCGCTCATCCGGAGGAAAGACTGCCGGCGCTTTGTCCCGCGTAGGCAGGCCTATCTTGTCATGCTGCTCGCGGACCTTGTTGATTTCATATTGCATTGCTGTACTCCTCCCATCTGATTTTGCGGCCGGCGGTTTTCAGCCTGCTATGGTTGCGGTAGACGTACTTGATTGCGTTCGCGAAGGCATCCTTGGCCGGAGGCGCGAGGTCGCTGTAGAAAATGGCATCGATATCCGGTGCCATGGCCTTCTGCTTCTGCTCATCCAAGAACTTGGCGTCGGTGGCCATCTTCACCAGCAAGCTCTTGTAATGATCGGCATCGCCGGCAATCAGGTCAGCCAAGCCTGCGCGCCTCAGCATTGCTGCATCGTAGCGCTCGTGCACTTCCATCGGCCCTTCTAGAGCAAGGACCGGCATGCCTAGTTGCATCGAGTCCAGGTTAGAGTTAGTGCCGCCGAACGGGAATGGCGACGCGTGCACGTCGCAGGTCGACAGCTTCAGCAGGTAGAGGTCGTATCCGCAGCGCTCGTTGATAATGCTGCCCGGTAACAGCTCTGTTAGCAGGCGCTTGTACAGCATCTGCCCCATGCCGAGCAGGTTCGGGAAGAAGTGATAATGTATTGTCACTCCTTCCAGTGCTGCTTCGTTGCGCGCCTCCTGCAACAGCTTGATGAAGGGATAATTCAGCTTGGCTGCCATGGCCGGCACGGCGACGTGGAATTGCCCTTGTGCGCGTGCCACGCCGTTGTCAGCCAGCCGCCCTTCGCGCAGCTTCTTGATAGTCTCTTCATCGTGGTCGGCGCGCTTCTTGAACTTCAGCGCATTGACCGGCAATTCCAAGATCGTCTCGCGGAATGTATCCGGCCCCAGCGCCAGGCCGTGCTCGACCAGAGCATAGTCCATCTCGACGGACATTGAGGATGCAGGATGGCCAAGCGACATGAGCTGTATCGGCGCAAGCCTGACGGCCGACAGCGCTGTCCACCATTGCGCCATGCCGACGGACAGGTAGTAGATCACATCCGGCTTGATGCGCTTGATGTTCATCACGATTTCCTGCAGCACCATGGCGCGCGTCTTGGAGCCGAGCGGTATTACTTCGTCGAAGCACTTGGCCGACTCCTCATCGTATGCATCCGGGCGCGCCATGGCCACTAGCCTGAAGTCCTTGCGCAGTTGCGCGACCACTGGCTCATAGCAGCGATACATGGCATGGTGACTTGTCCACCACTCGATCGGCATCAGGATGACTGGCTTCTCGCTGCCTTGCCCGCCCAGCGGCCGCCGCGCTTCGCGCCGGATATCGCGGGCATCGCCCACGCCTGCTCCGATCAGCGATGCCCAGTTCTTCTTTAGGATGCGCGATGCGCTACGCTTTAGCTTGTGCTTATCCGGCCGCACGGCATAGGAGCAGTGCATGTTGGCATCGGCCAGCGCCGGCAGCAGGTCGCCGCGCATATGCTCCTGCTCGAATGCTTCGCCGTAGCCGATGATCTTCTGGTAACGGTCGAAGGCCCGGGCCGTCAGCGGAGGCAGGCGTGACGACATGCCTAGGAACCATGAGAATAGCAAGGTCTTGGCATTGGCGAATGCGCCCTCGAAATCGATATCGATATTCGAGTCCATTGTCCAGACCATCATCGCCTTGGCGAATGCCTGCTGTGAGCTGTAGTGCCGCTTAGCCGGGTCGCGCTCAGATGGGTTATCAGACAACAGCGCCATGATGTGGTCGCTGTTCTGGAATGCAGACAACGAGAACACGGTATCGAGCGTAGGCTGCAGAACAGCGACGCGCGAGAACTCGTCCTCGTCTATCGTCGTCCCCACGTCGACAAGCAGCGCTGTGATAGCTGCGGCAAGGCGGGTGCACAGCACGCTCGCAATCTTTGGATCTTCCATTTGCATGACCGGATGATTCATGAAGCCCGCTCCTGCGCGCAGCTTCAAGAGGATTGCTACCAGCTCGTTCATGCCGCGGACGTGCTGCCGCTGATAGACCAGCTCCTCGAATTGCTCGAGGTTCACCGAGTGCAGCGCGACTTTCTCCGGCTCTTTAGGCTTGTCAGCCACGGCTGCCGGTGCCTCTCCCTTTACTTCTTCCATTTGCTTCTCCTGGTTAGCGCTTCTTGTTCATTGGCTTTGCCGGGTTTCCCACCACGATCTCGCCGTCTTCAACGTCGCGCAAGACCATTGCGCCCATGCCGATCACAGCGCCGTTGCCGATGCTGACTCCCGGCTTGATGACAGCGCCGGTGCCTATGTAGACGCCATCGCCTATCCGCACATTGCCGTTGACTGCAGCCTTGGGCGCAAGCGTCACATAGTTTCCGACTACGCAGTCATGCGCGACGTAAGAATATATGTTGGCGTGAAAGTGCGTTCCAATGCTTGCATTGGGAGAAATCAGCGCGAAGTCGCTGAGGATGGATCCAGGCCCGGCCTGCGAATCGTCTGAGGCAACTGCCGTCGGTGATTTCACGCGGTCGGGCTGCAAGCGGCCTGGATTACCAAGCTCGATGCATGCCTTCTCGATTGTCTCCACTATCTTCTTGCGCGCGGCAGGATCGCCGACTGCCACCACGTAGCCGTCCATGCTGCGCGTCTTGTCGCCCATCACCTCGCGGATATGGCGCACCGTCAGGCCGTTGACCAGGCGGTTGGGCGGGATGGATCCTTCTTGGTCGACCAGGAATTCAGCCTGCACACGGATATTGTTGGCCGCGAGCTGGGCCATGTGCCGCAGCGTCATATCCATAACTTCGCGGCCGTAGCCGCCGCACCCGAAAATAAAAAGTCTCGGTCCTTGCTGTCTCATTTCATTTCCTTTCCAATAGCGCTTGCGAGATTGAAGCAGACTTCCTTGATATCGCCTTCCTGCAGGTACAGGTGCCAAGGCAATCCGATGACGTGCTCGGCCAGCTCGTCTGTTACAGGGAACTCACTGCAAAGAGCACGGAACAAAATATGGCCTGAGATGGGAGGCGAGTACCAGCGCCGCGTCTCGATGTTTGCCGCCTTCAGATGGCGGTAGATGCGCGATGCGCGTATTCCCTGCGGCAGCTTCACGCCCAGCACCGGATAGATGCCGCGCACCTTGCGGGCCGGAGCAACAGACACCTCGGGCGGCAGGTTCTTCTCGTAAAGATCGAAGAGGCGCAGGTAGCCTAGCTCGATCAGCTCCCATTGATCTAGCGCTGCCAGGGCCACTGCTGCATGGAATTCCGATAGCTTGGCGTTGGTTCCCCAGCCCATCGACGTGGCATGCCCTGTCGATATGTGCGCTGTGCGCGTCGGCTCTGCATATCCGAAGTTGGTCATGCGCCTCAGCTCGCGCGCTTCATCCTGCATAGCCGTCACGATGAATCCTCCCTCGATGGCAGGCAGCGGCTTTGTTGCATGCATCGAGAAGCAGAGCAGCGCCTCAGGCAGCGCCTTTTGCATTCCTATCGCCGCGGCTGCATCGACGACGAAAGGCCGGTCGTCCAGGTCCTTGCTGACAGGAATGCCCAAGGCAGCCACCGAGCCGTCGCTCCAGGTGCTGGGTGATACGTCGCGGAACCTGACTTGCAGCCCTGCGGCATGCGCAGCCAGGGCCGCGGCAGGAAACGACCAGGCGCTGAGGAGCGCCGTATGGATGCCGTAGGCGCGCTGCAACCGGTAGGACAGCTCCAGGGCAGACGTGCCTGAGGAAGTCGTCACCACATGCATTCCAGGAAAGAACTTCTCGGCCAGGCGCGCTTCCAATTCCTCGACGAGCTGGCCGAAGTTTGTATACCATCTGGCCTTGTATGCGCGCTCGATGCGCGGTACCACGAGGTCCAAGGGCGGCACCCAAGGAACCAGGACTTTAATGCTCATGCTTTCTCCCTTCTGTTGCGCTGCAATAATTGCCGACTAAAGCAGTCGGCTATCGGCCTTCCAGGCGCTCTGGCAAGGCCTCCAGGCTATACCCGCCGCGGCTGCCGGCTGGAAACGCGATGGTGGAGCTGTATCAAAGCCGCTGCCGCGCTTTTTAGGCCTCTTCTGCGCCTGCCTGGGCGGCTGGCGGCTCGGCCTGCAATTGCAGCCATTCGCGGCCGCGCCGCTGCCATAGCTCGCCTGCCTGCGGCTCAGGCCCGTACGGGCGCGCCCAGACGATCCGCCGGCAGCCGGTATTGAGCAGTTCCTTGGTGCAGCGAAAGCAAGGCTCTGCCGTGCAGTAGGCGCTGTAGATCAGGTCCGGGTCTCGGCATTGCAGGAGCGCATTGGTCTCCGCATGCACGGCCTCGCAGCGGTCGGAACCGGGCGGGGCAATTGCGCCTCCGCAGACGTACGGAAACTGGATTATTTCCTTGCCCTTGGCAATCACCGGCTTCCCGTACTTCTGCCGCAGATAAGCTGCGTAGGATTCCTCTTCAGTCCAGCCTGGAGGAAGAGCCCATTGCGTTTCGTGGTTGCAGTGCGGCTCGCCGCGCGACACGCCATTGTAGGCTGCCGAGAGGATCCGCCCTTGCTTGTCGCAGAGCACACAGCCCACCTTGGCCTTATAGCATGTGGCGCGAAGGGAAAGCGCCATAGCAATCGCCATCATGGTATCGTCGATCGAAGGCCTCATTTGCTTCTCCTGACCTGCTGGTAGTAGTCGGCTTTGTCTGCAACCGACAGCACGTAGAATGGTTGCTTCTTGTCCTGCCGCTTCCACTCCTCGTCGAGCTGGCTTTGCATGAAAGCCTCTGCGTCCCATACCATGTGCCACGTGATATGCGACTTGTCTGCATCCGATGCAAGCGTGCGGCGGATATACAGCTCGCGCACGTGCAGGCGGTCGTCGGCGGCAGGCTGCTCCGGCTTCTTGGCTTTTTTAGTCGCTGCCATCGTCTACTCCTTTACAGTAATGATCTTCGCTTCCAGGACATGCGGGCTGTCTGCCAATGCTTCTCTCGCCCTCTCCATTGCTTCCCAGCCCAGGTTCTTGGTACCAAGCGGGTAGAACGAGGCGCGAACCTCCAATTGCTCTCCGCTCTTCAGCTTCACCAGAATAGATTCCATAAGTATCTCCCTCTGAAAATATCAGGCCTATTTGCTCGGCCTGCGATGCTGCAATATAAATCTGCGTAGGCATCAGCTTTGAGCTATCCCATATCATTCTCAAAGCTTGGTCGATATCAACTATCGCCGAGTCGCCGAACATGACCGCGCGCTCTACCTCAAGCGCATGCTCTTCTGCCAGGCTTCTCAGCGGCCGCACCCGCATGATGGATTCTGCGCGCACGATTGCAGGTGCCGCGGCAGCCGCAAGCATTGCGCGCAAGAATCCACGGCGGTTCATTACAGCGTGCCTCCTTCTGACTCAGGCGGGTTGTAGCCGGCCAGCATCAGCTCGCGCGCTATCTCGTTGTCAGGCGGCTCCCAGCCATCAGGCTTCAAGATGCGGTTCTTGTAGCGGCCTGCATAGCCCATATCCGCGCTGCCTCCGTCGCGCTGCTTCTTCATGTTAGCTGCATGCACATGGGCCCAGCAAGAATTCCATGGCACGCCCATTTCAACGGCAGTTCCCATGATGACATAGGCAAGGTCGAGCAGGCTGTCGACGACCTTAACCATGTCCTGCTGGAAGAACCAGTCCTCCAGCTCCTGCAGTTCCTCGCGCTTGAAGCGCAGCCGGTAGAGGAACTGCTCCTGGTCAAGCATGCGCGGAATCAGCGATGTCGGCAGGCCCATCTTCTGGTGGAAGGCCAGCACATCGCCGAAGTTGCTGGCATAGTGCGGCATGGCTGATTGGCTGCGCGAGAGGACCTTTAGCGCGAGCGCCGGATCGCGCTCGATCCTGGTTTTCAGCTCCCAGCAGCGGTCGCATAGCTTGGTACCGCTTCTGCCCTGCTGCTCAGCGCAGAGCGTGCATAGCACTTCTTCCATGTTGCCTCCTTAGAGATTGAGCGGCGCTGCCACCGGGCCATGCGACTTGTACTCAACAAGGCGCGCTTCCGACGGCATGAAGCTGAAGAGGTCGGTGCCATCGGCCAATTGCAGCCTGCAAGGCGGCAGCGGCTCGCGGCTCAGCACCTCGCGCACGGCATCGGCATGGTTGCGGTACACATGCGCGTCGCCTGCCACGAGGATAAGCCTGCCGACTCCCCAGCCCAGCTCGCGGGCAATCAGATGCGTAAGCAGCGCATAAGATGCCACGTCGAAAGGCATGCCGAGGAACAAGTCCAGCGAGCGCAGATAGACGGCCGTAGTGAGCAGATGCGGCTGCTCGCCGAATGTTTCCTGGGCCATTGCCGTGTCATCCTCGGCATAGCACTGGAAGAACATATGGCAGGGCGGCAGGCACATATCAGCCAGCTCGCCCGGGTTCCATGCACTGACGATATGGCGGCGGCCATAAGGATCACGCCTCAGCCCGGCCACCAGATTGGCAAGCTGGTCTGTCTCGTCCATGATGATGGTGTTGCTTGATGCAAGATGATGCGCACTGCGCCAGCGCCGCCACTGCACTCCGTAGATACGGCCCAGGTCTCCTTCGAAGCGCGGGCGGAACATGCTGCCGGTGGTTTGCTTGGCATTGCCATCCCAAATCTTGCAGCCCATCTGATTGAAGTCAGTCAGGCTATTGTACCCGCGGATGAAGCAGGCCAGCTCTGCAGCCATCTGGCTGAAGGCTAGAGTCTTTGTCGTAACAGCAGGGAATCCTTTTGCAAGGTCCCACTCAGTGCGCACTCCGAATAGAGACCACGTTCCAACTCCTGTGCGGTCAGGCCGTGCTGATCCGTTCTTCATTGCCTGCTCAAGCAGGGCATGCCATTGATTCATTGCTTTTCTCCCTAGAGTATTTCGCCGTTTGGTTTTGTCTTGATAGGCGGAAGAACGCGCTGAAAGACTGCATCCAAATTCCGATATGCATCGTTGATGCGCTGCCTATCATCGCTAGACATGCATATCAGAGAATTAAGAGGATGCAGCTTCTCGATTATCTCCCGTAGAATATTAGCCGCCTCAAGACGCGCTGATTGATGCGAGCTAATCATCCCTTATCCTTTCTTCGAGCGATCAAGCCAGTCGATGGCGAAGCTGGAATAATTGATAAGATCGAGCAGCGTGTCGCGCTCTCCCTCGAAGTTTGCTTCACGCGGATTGCGGGCAAACGACAACAAGCGCGTGCACTTGATGTGCAGCATCTGCGCATAGGACGACAAGCCGAGCGGAAAGTACTCGTCCCTTGAATGGCCGTCGTTATAATCGCCGCCCTTCTTGATTGCCAGCAGGCCGGCCTCGGCCAGCGGGCCTAGATTGCTGCCGCGGCTCTTCAGCTCGGCCAGTATATCCTCGATGCGCGCCTGCTTCAGGATATCGATCTGGTGATTGCGTTCTTCCATGTCCTCGTGCATACGCTTGATTCCGTCGCTCATGCTGCTCTCCTAGTTCTGATTATGGAAATGAAAACGGCGCAGCGCCCGAAAGCGCCGCGCCTTGCGCCCAGCTCGCTGAGCCTAGTCCTTCAGCTTGCCTTCCTCGCGCAGCTTGTTGCGGTACCATGCAATCGAAGCGGGCGAGGTCTTGGCGTCTGGATACTTCTCCTTGACGGCGGCGAGTATCTGCTCGGTGGTCTTGTTCTTCAGCAGCAAGTCGGAGCAGAAGGCACCGATGCCCTTGCCCTTGCCGCCGCCTGCGCTGCCGCGGCCTTTGCCATTGGATGCCGGCTTCTCGGACTTGGCAGCAGGCTTTGTCTTGGCTGCCTTGGTTGCAGCCTTGGCGGCCTTCTTCACTTCATCGGCGCTGCGCGCCACGCCGGACTTCTTCTTGGCTGCGCGTGCTTTCTCGAAGCTCTGCCGCGCGTCTTCCATTGCTTTCTCGGTCTTAGGATCGTGGTCGGCCGGATGGCTGGCCTTCTCACCGCTGCTCTTGCGCTTGCTCTTCTTGGGTGCTGCTTGCGGATCTGCTTGCTCGGCTGACTCCGACTGCTCTTGCTCTTCAGTACGCATGGTTACTCCCTGATTAAGCGGCTCCTTTGCCGCGGTTGACGAATCCCACTTCATGCCGGAGAGGAACGATTTCCCCTTGGGCCTGTACTTGGGTAGGCTTGGGCCTACCTCGTTGAGACGCCGAGCAATGTCGATGCGCTGCTCAAGCGTCAGCATTTTTGGATCTGCGCCTGGCGGCAAACCAAGCAGCGTCAAGCTTGTCCCCTCCACAGGAATTTCAACCAGGCCAAATGCCTGCCCTTCACGCACAGGGATCGGCTTAGGACCCTCGTGCGTATTGATGCGCGCCTTGCTGTCGGCAGCAGCTTGCGCTGCTGCCAGCGCGGCATCTTGCTGAGGAGTAATCTCCGCAACTGCTTCTGCCCCTTGCTCAGGGCCGGTCGAGTAAACCGTCTTCAGCTTCTGCGCTGCGCGCTTCAGAGGCTTGCGGCTCTTTGCTGCAGGTTTTCCCTTACTCATTGCATTGCTCCTTTATTAACGGCTTTTGGGTTCGAGCCGCGTAAGCCCCGGCTCATCGTACTGCGCTCCTACTTCTATCAGCCCGCTCACCGAGCGGACCTTGCCATGCTGCCCGACAGCTCGCGCGAAGTCGAGCACGGACATTTCGCTTTGCACGGCAAACCTGCGCACCATGCCCTGCGAGTACACTACTCTGACTAGGACCATGGTATTCACTTCGACATTCTCCCAGGTAAACGGAACAGACCCAAGTAGATCCCTTCCGAACACAGCCCGACAGCGGCATTGCCGCGGTCAATTACGCGCACGCCATGCGGCAGCGGCGACGGGCACAGCGGAAGCTCGCTGTTGTAGCCCATCGACGTCGAGCGCAGCTTGCGCACTTTTTCAGACAGCTTTCCAGGGAATGCACCGCCGAGCGACTCGTATGACGGCCGCCCCGGCTTTTTCTTCGGCATTCCCGCCTCCCTGTTGCGTGCCATTGCCTATCCCATCATTCCAGGAAACTCGAGCGAGTCGCATTCGCTTGCATGCTCGTCCAGCTTCTCGGCCAGCTCCTCGGCATCGCTTTTGTTCTCGTGCTTCGCGCCGTCGCCTTCCACCCATGCGCGCAGCGCTTCGGCCGCAGCCTGCAGCATGTTCTGGGCATTAGAGCAGCGCACTGCGCGCGACGGCCCGCGGCGCTTGTCCTTATTGACTGACTCGGAGTAATCGACTTTCAGGTCGCCTATTCCGTCTGGTACCTCAGGCTCATCGTCCACAAAATTGTCGAGCGAGTCTGCCGTATCGCCCATGGTTTGAATGCGGCCCGTATTCTCGGCAGGCGTGCCGCTCGCGTTGTCCACCACCTCGCGTACTTCGTCGCGCAAGCTTTGAAGCTCGCCGTAGGCATCGCCTATTGCAGCTTCAATCGTAGTTGTTCTGCTTTCCATCTTGTAGGCCATTACTTTCTCCCTGATCTGAATACGTTTGTTCCTGGAATCTTGATAAGAGTGTCTCCATGAATAAGCGTCCACCCATCAAGCATTGCTTGGGTCTCTGCGCTGCTCCGCATTTTTTCTGCTTCAGCAGCCTGCATTGCAAAAGCGCCAGCAGATATCTTGTGCGCTATGCTGGGCATCCGCGCGCGATAAGACAGCCCGGTTCCAGGCAAGCTTGCATGCACCTCCTGCTTGTTGTCCGTCAGCCCGACAGTCAGCCCTATCCAGCGTGGCCCTATACTGAGGCTCGCGCGCGTCTTGGAGATGTTCAGGCGCAGCCATGAGAGCAGCTTGAATGTTTTGCGATAGCGCCAGCTCATCGCGTCTGCTCCTCTATATGGCGGACGCGCTGCGCACAGCTTACCTTGTCGCCGCACTCCATGCCTTCGTCAAGCGGCATGCCGCAATGCTTGCACTCTGGCGTTTTCCAGAACTGCCTTGCTTCTTCTTGCGGAGCGCTGCCCTTCTTCTGCTTAGGCGCAGGCGGCGCGAGCTGGGCAAAGAGAGGATCCTCTTCATCCAGCGCCACGCGGCGGGCAATAAGCGCATTCAGGTGAGCATCTGCCAGCACGCCTGAAGCGCTAAGGCCCAGCAAAAATTCCCATGCAGCTTTGTTCAACTGCACGTGATTCATCTCCTTGACTTTCATGCTGCACCTCCCATTTGTTCCCAACAATCCGGCCCTATGCCGCGCTCAATGGACTCGGGCACAGTAAGAGCGCGACCGCAGCGCCCGCACTTGCCTTCATGCCAGAACCTCGCCTGCTGCATCAAGCGCCATGGCTGCGGGCTGCCCAAGCCTCTGAGCATCCACTGCGCAGCTTTGGCGCCGGGCGCAGTCATCGCGACGCGGCTCCTAGGAGATGGCCTGATATCCCATTTGCCGTCCCATGGCCAGCATGAGCCGATGAAAGAATAGGCATTGGAATTGTCGTCGCCCGTTAGCAGAGCCACGAATAGCGGCATGCGCTCCTCGCCCTTTTTCCCATGCGGAGTGCTGAGGCGCAGCGTGAACCTTTTGTCGGTCACCGTCGACTGCACCGTCAGCACTGCGCGGCCGGCAAGCGCGAACCTCTTAAGGTCCTCTGCATTGCGCAAGCGGCCGCGCATGGAAGCATGGGCGGCGACGGCCTCAGCGGTCTCGTCGCCTGCCATTTTACTTGGCCTCCTTTCCGCTGAACTGGATAGCGCCTTCGCGCCGCACGTATTGCGAGTGCAGCTTGCCCGAGCGAATATCGTACACTTCGAAGGCAGTTCCAGGCTTGGCCCAGCGCAGTTCATCCATCACGCCCTTGACTGCATTGCGCACCTCGAGATAGCAGCGCCACCGCACGTTGCGCTTTTTGTTTGCATCCCAGATGCGGAATGGCCGCAGAGATTCGCCTTGCTTGCGCGTGTCCCAGCGGCGGCCGTACTTAATGACTTCTCCCTGAGCGGCGGCCATTTACAGCTCCACCGTCTTGAAGTCGTCCAGCACTTGCGAGCGGCGGCGCTTGAGCATGCGCTTCACCTCTATATCGCTCAGCGCGCCTTTTGAGTGGACGATTATCATGTAATCATCGCCGCCCTCGGCAGGATGAATCCAGGCCGTCGTCTTGTGCGTGAAGCCTTGCGCCTTCATGCTGCGGTCGCGAAGCGCTTGCGCGCTATGGGGCAGCACATTATGAAGAGAGCGCACCAAGCGGATGAAGTCCAGCGCGTCGCCTTCTTTCTTGAAGAGGTGCGTCCCAGGAATAGCACGCGCCTTTGCGAGCTTCTCAGCGCCCGGCTCGCTGCCCTGCGGGTACACCACCATAAAACCGCCTTTCGTCTTGGTGATGCATAGCTGCAATTCAAGCGTATCCAAAGCCTGATCCTGCAGTGAAGCCAAGTCGTCTGCTTTCTTGTTTCTCATTTGCTGCTCCTATCTTTATTATGGGTGTTGGCACGCTAGAGCGCACCGAGCTGGGTCCCGCCCAGCTCGCTGAACACTAGATCTTGCTTGCTGCCTGCTTAATGCCTTGCAGCGCTTCAGATATGCGCGACTCCAAAATCACGTGCACTTTCCATGCGCCTTCGGCCTCAGCGCTTTGACCAGCCGCTTTGAAGCCGCGCGACATATCTTCAGCAAGGATAGATGCTTCGCGCAGCGCGCCCACGCGATCAGCTCCCAGCGCCACGATATCAGCGCCGCCTACGCTGATATGGGCCAATAGCTCGTCCAGCTCGCGGGGAGTCAATGCAGGGCCGTGCGTGTGAGCGATGCGCATTTCCTCGCGCGCTGCCACGGGCAAGTTGCCGGCTTTGAGCATGCGCCGCCAAAGCGTCAGCGCTGCCGCGACCGACGAGCGCTGCCTTAGAGTCATTGATTTCATGTGGCGATTTTCTCAATGCGGCCCTTGACAACTCCATATGCATGCAATTGCTCGGTGCCATTATGGAAAATGAATGCGGCTATGACTGGGCGGTAGAACGTCTGCCCTTTGGTCAAGCCGCGGCGGACATGCTCCTGCACGATTTCAAGCGCCGGACCCAAGTCGAGTCCGCGCGTCTCGCATGAAGTTGTAGTGGGGCTGCCGCGCGCATCGATGGTTGTTATGCTCAGCACTTGATAGGTGCCGTGCCATGCAGCAGAAGTAGGCGATGCTTTTTGCTCGCAGACATACAAGTCCCTTTTGCCGCTGCGTTCAGCATCTATCATGGCGGCAAGCGCTTTTTCTTTGGTATTGAATGGGCCGGCTATTATTTGCGCTTTGCTCTTCTTGCCTTTGATGCGCTCGACTGTGTATTCAAGCATGATTGCCTCCCAGCTTGCTCAGCTCGGCGATCAGCTCGGCTTCGGTCTCGACTGAAAAGACAGCAGGCCCTTCCGCGATGCCGCCATCATCTTTGTGCAGCGTGAAGCGCGGCGCGTCGAATTCGCGCTCAGACTTGACGGCATGATCCGCGAAAAGGATCATATTGCGGTCGATGTTTGAAAAGCTGGGGCAAGTATCGTTGTGCCATGAAGCATCGGAAAATCCGGCTTGCTCGATGGCTGCAAGCGCTTCGCTGCTCAGCTTGGGAAACGAAGGAAACTCTGTCTCGTAAGACATGGCATGCTCCCGAAAAATATTATGTTATGGATTTTGCTGCGTCAGATGTAGCTCGGGCCGCACTAAGGCGGCCCGAGGTTTGGTGCTGCTTTTGCGGCTTGGTTTAGGCGGTCGCGTGCACCGAGTCGGGCACCTTCACGCCGTTGCGGCCGAGGAAAGAGCGGTACCAGTAAACGGACTTGTCCGTGGTCTTGGCCTTCTTCGCGATTTCGTCGATGGGCGTCTTGCCTTCCATGATAAGGCCGACTTGCAGCGCGCCCTTGCCGACGTCGGCCTTGGGATTCTTCTTCACCTCGGCCAGAGCGGCCTTGCCTTGGGTCACCAGCGTCTTGGCGCGCTCGACGTCGTTGCCGCCCGCCGCTTTCTTCGCGCTCTTCTTGCTCGCGGCTTTCACGTTCTTCTTGCTCGACTTCTTGGTTGCGACAGTCATTTGTATCTCCTGATAGTTGGTTTGGGTAGCGTCCCTTATTTATTGCAGCGTGCTTTTCTGTTGCTCAGCACGTGAGATAGATAATACTGAGAACCGCGGCGCTTGTACACATATTTATTTAACCAATTTGAATTGCTCCAATTGGATTAGAAATCAAGCACTTACGCTCTGCGCCAGCTATAGCGGCCGCCATATGGCTTAGGCTTTGGTGCATAGCCGCGCTGTACAGCATAGGCTTTGAGCGCGTCTAGCATCGCTTCTTCGCCTTTGTGCTTGCTCTGCAGGGCTGCTATTTTTGCCTCGTCCACTGTGCCTCTCGCTGATAGATGGCCGATGATGATCGATCCTCCAACGCCGCTGCGATAGACGCGGCGAAAGAATTGATCGTAGTGCTCCCAATTATATGTGATGGAGTGGTATAGCACAGCCCGGCCGCGCTCCTGCATATTCAATCCATGCGGAGTGGCCACGCTCATGAGCAGCACGCGCAAGTCGCCTGCATTCCATGCTGACTCTATGCGCTTCGCTTCTTTGACGCTGACGCCTTTACCGAGGTAAGGCGTATCTTTTCCGAAGCGCTTGATTAGCCGCTCTGCATCATGGTGGTAATCCACTGCGATCAGCGTCGGGTCGCCATTGCGCTCGTCGACGAATTCCTCTGCTGCGTCCGTCTTGGCGTCATGCATCAGCTTCCATGCCGTGCGGCTCTCGTTTGAGTACAGTCCGCCGTTGGCCACTTGCGCACACTTGGTAATAGCAACGCCGACGTTGGCAGCCACGATGACGCGCTCGCCTATATCCGCGATCAGATGCTCTTCCAAGTCATCGTAGATCTTGCGTGCTACCTTAGGCAGTTCCACCTCAATGATGTTTGGCGGCTCTTTCTGGCCGATGGCACCGATTAGCGGCGGCAGTTCCAAATAATCCTTGTCCTCAAAGCGCAGCACCAGCTCGGAAATACGCTCGTAGATGCGCACCTTAGCGCCAGGCTTCGGCACCCAAGTATATCCTCCATATCCTGTCGGATCGAAGAACTCGAGCCTGTACTTGGTGATGTACTCGCCCAACGCTGCTCCGCGGTCGAGTATGAATATCTGGCCGAACAGGTCGAGCAAGCCGTTGGGCGCAGGCGATCCTGTCAGGATATAGCGCCGCTTGAACATGTTGAGCATGCCCTTCAGATTCTTGAAGCGCTCGGTATTAGACTTCTTGAATGCGGTCGACTCGTCCACCACCAGCCCGAAGAACTTGGGCATGTTGCCTTGCCGCCATTGCTCAAGCAGCCAAGGCAGTCCTTCCGGGTTGATGCAGTAGACGTCAGCCTTGCGGCGGAGCGCTGCATTTTTATCCGGCCCGTGCAGCACCTCAACGCTCAGGTCCTGGAAGTCCTGCCACTTCTGAATTTCCTTCGGCCATACTAGATGGCATACGCGGACGGGAGCGATGATAAGCCAAGGCGCACCGCGTATCTCGTCGCGCAGCAGCTTGATGGCTGCCAGCGTGACGGAGGTCTTGCGCAAGCCTGGAGACCAGAACAGACCGCCTGCTCCGCGGGTGAGCAGGAACTTGACGCCCTTCCGCATGTAAGGCGTCGGCATCCACTTCTGCCCCTTGAGCTGGGGCCGATGCGTGTTGCGCGTGCTAGGCTTGCGGCTAGAAAGAGGAGTGCGCCTTGAGGATCTTTTCAAATTCATCTCTGGTCCTTACTGTGTAGACTTCTTCTCCGCGTGCTTTGAGGTCAGCATGCATTTCCTCTTGGCTTGGCGTCAAGTCCTGCCCTATGCGCTTGAACTCAGCCCAAAACCTGCGGCCTGAGCGCTTGCCATGCGGCGGTAGGAACAAGCGGTCGGGCCAGTCGCGGAAGCCCAGACCGTTCATCTTGCGCGAGCGCCAGCCTTTTTCTTTTGCAGAGTCAACGCTTCCGCCCTCGCACGTTGCCTCCTTTTTTGGCTGCTTTCTTCTTGGCTTTGGCGGCTTTGCCTCCTTGAGGTTTGCTGCGGCCAGGCTTTGCTTTGTCACCATCAGTCACCTCCACAAAATGCTTCGAGAGCACGCCCTCGCTGATTGCTACCACGAGCCATGCGCCCATCGGAGGAATCTTTCCGACGCGCTCGCATGTCCATACGCGGCCCAGGCCATAGCCCGGCTGCGAGAAGTCAATCAGCTTCACCTCGCAGCCGGGCATCTCCTTGCGGTCCAGCGCGCGGCCGAATGGCCAGCTACGACAGCGCAGCACAGCTCCCGCGCGCAGCTTCTTCAGATCGATGGCCAAGGCACATCTCTCCATGCGCGCATTTCAGAATCGCTGATCTTGCTGCCGCCTTGATCCTCCCAGAAGCCGCCGCCCCAGCCTGACCAGTGCACGATGCGCACATCCTGCCTTGCAACGTAGCCGGAGAAGCGCGGGAAAAAACCGAGGATGGCAGTGCCGTCTCGCGGCGGCTGCCTGTCCTCTTGCCTTACATAGAACTCCTGCGCGGCCATGGCTTAGCGGCTAGTTGCCAATGCGTCGTTGCGCTCGCCATGGCTCCTTGCAGCAGGCGCTTGCTCTTGCGAGGAGTCTTTCAGCGCCTGGTTGGTCAGCACCGTGGCCTGCGGCTCATCGACGACAAAGCAGTCTGCCGGCTTGCCGTCCTTCACGTCTTCGGGCTGCACTGACAGGCGCACGCAACCGTAAATCCATTCGGTGCGCGCGACGACGATGCCCTTGGCACCGCTTATCTTGTCCTGAACCCTGTCTCCTGGTCTTGCCATTTCGTTCTCCTGTTGTGTGTCGGCCAATCCGGCACTCCCCATCAGCCTATCCGATGGGGGCTGCCGCCTAGCAACTAACCCGTGCATTTCACGCGAAGGGTCTTTACCTTTCTCTTTTGGCGGCTTGATCTTCTCCTGAGCCGGTCTTAGGCCAGCTCCAATCCCTTTGCCTTGACAATGGCGATGGCGTACTTCGCCTGGAAGATTGCATCATCGAGCGCATTGTGGTGGGTACCGACGCGCTTCGGCTGCTTGACATCCTTATAGAGATTCTTCAGCGTGCGGAAGCAGCGGCCATTGAAAGGCTTCCACGGCAGCGGCAAGCCCTCGGCTTCATATGCATAGCCGAGAATGGGCAGGTCGAAGTCAGCGCCATTGCCATGCACGCGCGACGCAGGCGGCAGCCATGAAGAGAATGCGCATAGCGCGTCATGCAGCGGCACTGAGGATTTTTTCTTCTTGGCTTCTTCCAGCACCTTGCGGGCCTCGGCGCTTTGCGAATTCCACCAGCCCATCGTTTCCAGATTGGGCACCAGCCCGGCGCGGTCGCAGCTTGGCAGGTAGATGACACTGTAGAATGTGTCGCCTGTGCCGCTGCTATTGAACATGACCGCGCCGATGCTGAGGATCCCGCAGCCTGCCGAGCGGCCGGTGGTTTCCAGATCGATCATGCAGTCGTTGAAAGGCTTTTTCGGCATTTACTTCTCCCTTGAGTTGCACTACTGATTAATCGCTGCTTCCGCTTGAACCTGAGTCGCTGCTGCTGCTGCTCGACCCGCTGTCGTAGGATGACGACAAGGAACTGCTTGAGCTGTCACCCCAGCTACCAGATGCGCCAGCGCCGCCGAAGTTTCCGCCGCCGCCTTGGAAGTCATCGCTCTTGCTGGTCTCGAACAAAGTTCCAAGCGACAAAGACGAGCCGGCGAAAATGGCATCGTCTTCAACGCTGCGCCTCGGCGGAGTTGCTGAAGCCATATGCGATGCAGGCATCACGTACTCGCTTGTGCGATGCATCTGCCTGGGCGGAGGAGACAAAGGCTTTTTTGGCTTCGGCTTCTTCTTGAATGGCCACCACATAGCTGCGTCTCCTATCTAGTATTTGCAAGGGCCACCGTTTGCTTTCCGGTAATGGCAGCGGTGGCAATGCTGGCCCGGATTGGGAACGAAGCGCTTGTCCGTGAACATAGGATAGACGCGCTTGTTCCATTTTTCGACTTGCTTCTCGTTGCCGTCGCGGCCGAACACCAGCGGCTTCTCTGGCAGGATGACGCCTTGGTCTAGATACCAAAGCTGCACCTCGACTTCGTCCACGTCAGGCTCTGCGCGGAATGCAGCCGTAGCGGACAGGTCGAGCTGTTCCTTGTTCTCCTCGTACACGCGGCCGGTTTTGTGGTCGATGATAACCAGGCGCTTGGTTGCCTTGCCAATCATCTTGATATACTTGGCATCGATGATGACGCGCAGCCAGCAATTGGTCCAGTCGAAATAATCGACAGGGTTCCAAGAGCGGTTCAAGCCGATGCACACGTCATCCTCGGTGATGGCCTTCACCTTGCGCAGCATCTTGAATTCCTCCGTGAAGTTCTTCAGCACATCAGGAATTTTCTTGGGCACTGCGCCTTTGCCGGTGGCAGGAGCGCGCACGTAGG